CCGCAACGCAAACGGAGGTGTGGCCGAGTGGTTTAAGGCAACGGTCTTGAAAACCGTCGACTGTAACAGGTCCATGAGTTCGAATCCCATCGCCTCCGCCATCTTTATACGACAAAGCCCTGATTTTTCAGGGCTTTGTCGTTTCTGGGGTTTGAAGAAATCAGCGCCGCTTGGCATGTGTTCCATAACTATTATGGAAGTGTTCCAGAACTCATCGGTTTCCAACCCTCCTCCCGGCGTTCTGCCGACCGAGTGCCAATCCTTTTTCTGACTGCTACGCTGTCCTCTTCACGGAGGAAATCACAATGCCCAACTCAGACCTGCTCCCTTCCCTACTGTACAAAATTAACGAAAACCAGCTTGCCTTGGAGGCTGCCATCATGGAGCTCACGGATTGGGTCGAGCAGCGCGGCGCAACCGAGGTTGGTGGCAACGTGCGCGGGGCCTTGGAAACGATCGACAAGAACGAGGAGTTCATCAAGATGACTCTTGCGGTTCTCATGACACCAGAGTGACAGCTCGTCGCCTCACCCTCGCTCGAATCCTGCGCCTCAATTACTGTATATCCGAACAGTATAGATAAGGCATGACTGTGGACCCGCTTGAAATCGAAGACACCAGCGACTGGCTTGGCTGCCCCACTGAGCTTGAGACCAGTCGCTACTTCCTGCGCGTGACCGAAAACGAGGTGCAGGAACTGACCCTGCAATTGCGCAAAGCCCGCGAAGACATTTTTGGCCTGGTGAAAATGCATGCTGACGTGTCCGCGGAACGGGACCTACTTCGGGGAGAATTGAAACGCATACAGCTTGACCTATCGATTGTGCGTCGGAAAGCCATAGATATCGAGACCAAAAGTAACTGGGAACTCATGTCTAAGGACAGAGTAATAAGCGAGCTCTACAACAGAATTCAGAAACTCACGGGAGAGGACCCGCGGTTAAAACTTCCACACAACTGAACCAAAGGTTGCTGACGGCGAACTAATATAATTCGGCGCCAGCAACTGAGCAAGTTTATATCAGACGCCAGCCACAGAAAGCTCTTCGCGCTTCACTGTCTTCTTGCTTCTCAGAAATGGCTGCTCAACGTACTTATATGACAACGCGCCCGCTACGATAGATAGCAGTGCGGATATGAACATGCCCAGCCAGAAATCACGCGTCACGCAATTGACAACGAGTTGCTGAATCGGGAAAGCATAAATGTATACACCATACGAAATATCAAACCGCCCATGAATCAGCTTATCTTTGAACGATAGACCAATGATAATTGTCAGCACGGCAATACTGGCTGTGCCAAGTATTTGGACTTCTGGTCTACCTCGCAATAGCCATATCAACAACAGCGAGATCGCCACCATTGGAATGCGATACTTCATCCACGACGCCCTGGTCATTGACATCAGCGCGCCGGTACAGAAGGCTATTCCGAACAACGATAGGTAGCTCATCGGCACGTTAAAGACGGCAAAGTCGACCCACTTTATTCCGAGGGTTGCATTGGCGGCGCACGCGGCGAAAAGCAGGCACACCACACTCTTCCAAGAGTTGAACAGCGACAACACCGCCCCGATGATTACGTAACAGAGAAACTCAACCGGCAGGCTCCACAAGCTGCCATTGATGGCATCCTTAAAGGTAAAGTCGGAGAATACTGTTGGTATTGTTCTACCCATAAAGGCAGTAAACAAAAAAACCGTCTTAAATTGAACCGTCGAGAAGAGATAGTCGTAAATGCTAGCTGCCGTAAAAATAAGCCCGATTACATAAACCATGATAATCGAGCAAACAAACAGACCAGGGAAAATCCTCTTGCAGCGCTTGACCATAAACTCTACAAAGCCCGCCGAATTGGAGAAACTTTTAGGCATAAAATAGCCCGAGATGGAAAAGAATATAACTACTGCTACAAATCCGAATGTATCCCAGCTCGGCACCGATGGTTCTGGCCTGCCAGATATCGGAAAATGGTGAGAAAATAGAACTAGGAACGCAGCGAAATGCCGAATCAGATCAAACGAATTTTCTCTGTCTGTTATTTTTATATCCATACCTGACACGTTGAATCTCTCCCCATGTAACAACTAAAGAATCACGTTAGACATAAGCAACATTTCGTTTTTAACACGAATAATCGCAAAGCCCACCTCGAAAGCCCGAGATTCTACACGATCAGGGTAATTTTGGGATCCAAGAGCTCGCCCGTGAATCACCATAGCCGCAGTTATGGATCTAAAAAATTGTTAGAAGGAATTAGCGATTCACTTCCCGGACGTAGGCCTGGCAGGCAGCCAGTGCGATCAGTCCTTGGTCACCGGCGTCGGTGATGGCGATAATTCGTTGAGCATGCACTGGGTCAAGTCGGGCGCGTGATCGTCCATGAACCACGCAGCTGGCTGAATCCGTGGCGTCGAGAAAGACTGACAGCAGCAAATCAGCAGTTGCAAGGCGATCGCGGATGCGAGCCTGTCCTGATCAGCCCGGATCTGGGTGGTAGCCGCATTACTGATGGCGGTTAAATCTCCTTTCGGCGAACTGCATGCCGTAGCGCCAGCCCTGAATCTGCAAGGTTACTGCGGCGCTGTCAGCCATCAACCATCAACCATCAACCATCAACCATCAACATCGTGATCAGTGCCAGCAGGCCGAGCAGCTTCTGAAAAGGAGTGATCACGGGCACATCCTAGAAAAAGACGTGAAAACCCAACCTCAAGGTCTGGATAGCAACCTTCACCAATTTCTGCGAAATATTCATAGATCGAGTCAGGGGGAATACCGATACAATGGACTTGCGGCGCACACACCATCAGCCGCCAAAGCTTGTCTCACTAAGTGCTTAAGGGAAAATTTGATGCGCTTGTTTTTAATGCCCGCCGGACTGATTGCATTGTCAGTAGCGGGCTGCACCTCTGCACCCAATTCGCCAAACATTACTCTGAACTCTAAAAAATTACCGGAGGAGTACGCCCGGTGCGTTTTCCCTAAGTTACAGAAGGATAATTCAAACACGGCAATGTCGGCGTCTAAGGGACGCTACAGAATCGTGGTCCAAAGCAGAGTATTGGCAGACGATATTCTCGAAGTCTACAAAACCTCACAGGGCAGTGAAATCGCGGTGTACCAGCGTATTCAATTGGCATCAGCAGTTGGGCGCGGTGCCCTTGAGCAGGCTGTACACGATTGCTTGTAAACGCTACGGTACATCCTTGAAAAAGATGTGCCGCCCAAGCTTCAGCATCTGCTTGGCGCCCCTCGCCCAAGTTGGTGGCTTCGGCATTGTCGTCGCATAATAGTGAGTGGCACCGCCGGTAGGATCCGGCACCTTGCCATCGATCACTTGGTCAGCAGCGATCTGCGCCTTGGCGAACTCGCGAAACGGAATCGTCTTGGCGCCACTCAGGTAGACGAAATTCGGATCGTTCTTGTTCCAGCAGCTGAACTGAAACGGCTTCTGGCACACGCCAGCGAAACCCTCCCCCCACCAGGAACGGTCCTTGCCATCGAATACACGGTTGCGAATGGTCCAGGCCACGGCGATCTGCCCGGCCAAGCTTTCACCGCGGGCTTCACCCCACAGCGTGCGCGCTAGAATGTCGCGGTCTTTTTCAGTTACTGGCATCACTTTTCTCCAGGCAAAAAAATACCCGCTCAATGGCGGGCTACATCTTTAGTTCGGGTATGTCGGAATGGTTGGCCAGGTGATCACTTCAGGATAACCAGCCTGGTCTGAGAGCCTGTTGAGGTCAACCCGATACCTCTTCCATTTCTTTAGTAGTGCCGATTCAGCCAAAGTCGCTTCGTCGATATCCACAGCATCCTGAAGTGGTGTGATCGCATAATCAGCCTTCGCCCGAAGACTTGCCGCTTCCACAGCAATATCCGCCTTGATCTGCTCATCAGTCTTCGGCGGTTCAACAAACTCGGAGTCATCCATGACCGTTCCGCCGTTTACTGCGGCGTACTCATAGATGTCGATATCGGGGGCTACGACTTGCTTCAAGCCCTCAATCGTTTTGATGATCAACATCAGTTTTTGCCTCCCACGATTATCACGTTGATCACAGAGAAGTCACGGGTGCTTCCACCCGGCACACCTGTGACGATCCTGACCTTGTTCTGCGTGCGAGTTGAGCCGTTGGACCCGTTCTCATAAACGATTGCCTGAACCGCTGCGTCATCGCACGCCATGCCTACTACGGAAAACGAGGTGTGATCCATAGGGGTCGCGAAGTTAATGTCATAGATTCCAGTCGACACCTTGGTGATGGAAGCTACGTTGAAGTTGTTGACGATCGAAGGACCAGAACCCACAAACATCACCGATGCATTGATTAATCCTTGCTTGCTACCAGTGATCTTTGCCGCCAACGCAGCAACTAAATCAGTCTGATCACTCAGCGACCCCTTGAGTTTGCCCCACGCCAATCCGTCGTTCCGGCCTGTGCCGCCTTGAGTGATGCTCAGCGCTGTGGTGAGTCCTGACAGGGAAGTGATATCGGTATTTGCCCCCTTCGCGGCTCTTGCGCTGACCTGGGCCTGAAGCTTTCCGAATGCCGCAACTACGAGATCTGTTGCGACAACGGGCGCTGCGTCGGTGGTTACGAAACCTGTGAGCGCAGCACCTAGCGCCCTGGCGTCCGTGAAGTACTTGTTGGTCCCCTCTGGCAGCCCGCCGGTGTCCGTTAGGTTTAGCGCGGTCCGAACGCCTGGAAGCGTCGGTGTAACACCGAGCACAGCCAGCACGCCGCCGTATTGATTCACCAGCGCACGCAACGCGTCCGCCGAATCCTTCACGTAACCCTGAAGCGGTGCCAGCGCGTAACCACCAGCGGCTGCAGTGGCACCCTGGTACGGAGGCGAGATTGCCAAGGCCGTATCGCTGATGATGTTGATGACTTCGTACCAGCCGCCATCCGGCCCGCGGAAACCATCCCCGACACGGCCATTGACGAAGAAAGAAGTCCCCGTACCGATCACGGCATTGGAATTTTGGGTGACAGAAACCGTACCGGCTTTGTACCAAGGCATGGAGTACTTCCTAATCGAGGTTGTTAGACGGCGAGTTTTGCGAACACAGCCGGCAGGAAGAAGGCGAAAGGGTTGGAGAATCCATCAGTGACGGCGTACAGCGTCCCGGTGCTAAAGCTCCAGAGGGTTTTGACCAATCGACCAGCAGGAGAGCCAGTCAACATGTTCATGCCGAAGGTGTTGATCAGCATGTATTCGTTTTCCGGGAAGTTAAACGGCACGGTGTAGAAGCTACGAGTGCTGCCGGTTGGAGAGGTCTCCGAACGCACATAGGCCCAGTTCTGAAATGCACGCGTGAACAGCGCCGTCGACGTGCCGGAGTCAAACAACAACTTCGAGGAGCCGTCCCACAACCGCATACCATAAGTTGCTACTGGCTGGGCGCCGAACGTGGCCGCGAAGTACCGTCCGTTCGGCTGGTTGGTGTTCACGTCGTAGGCTCGGACATAGAAACCGGTCCAGCTCCCGGCCGATCCAATCACCTGCATGGCGGTAAGGCCACCGACACCTCCAGTATCAGGCCGGCAAAACACCAGTGGTGGCTCCTGGCTGGTGATGACGCGCGGAAAGAAGGTGGTTGACCCAAGGCCTGACTCCTGCGTCGGCGCATAACGTCCGGTACAGATGACATTGAGCCGTGCAAACTCCGAGTCGATCACCACCTGGTTGCTGTTGTTGACGAAACTGAGGCCAAAACTCATCAGGCAAACCTTATGACCATCAATCGCATGGTCCCACTGGTGGATAAACTCGTTGCGAAGGTGCGTGTGTGGTTGTAGACGCGTGCCACCCCCGACAACATTTCCGTTTCAAACTGCCACGATGCCGCTTCGTTGTACGGCCCGACCGGGATCACGATCGCCACCGAGTTGGAGGCATCGCAACCCGGGACAGCGAAGTCCTGATTTCCCTTCCCGGCAGTTGCAAATGTGACCTGGGTGGATAAAACCACCCGCATGGTGAACGAGTTTTCGTCGACCTGAAGCGTCCCATCGGCGCCCCAAATCCGCATCCCATAAGCCATTTATCACCCCAAGTAACCAAGACGTACACGCAGCACGTTGTTCACGTCGTAGACGGACAAGTTCAGCGAGTTGATGACCAGGCGGCCCTGCCCTGGGACGATACCGTTGATCTCCAGCGTTCCATCCTTGTTGAGGATCCACCCCTGCACACCAGGAATGTAGTTTGTGGAGCTGATGTAACTGCCGATCTTGGCGTTGGTGATGGTGCCGTCAGCGATGAACGCTGAGTTCATGAATACCTGACCACCCTGCACCGCGAACGGAACCGAGATGGCGCCACCAGCGATGGTGTTGACGATGGCGAATCGATCGGCACTCACCAAGAACTGGCTTTGCAGACCCGCGCCGGTGTTCTCGATTCCAAGACCAATACCGGCAGCCACGTACTGACCGCCGGCCGTGACCTGCATTTTCACCGACCACATGGTGCTCAGCTTGCCCGCCGTATCGGCGTAGGCCGTCGAGGTCTGCTGAATGGCCGCAGTGTTCTGCTCAATCGCCGTGCCGTTTTGCCCAACGGTTACGCTGATCTGATCGATCTTCGTCGCAGTTGCTGACTCGTTGGTGGCGACCACCTGCTCCAGCTCGGTGATGTTGGCAGCGTTTTCGCCAAGCTTTGCATCGAAGGTGGTGATGCGCTGCGCGAACGCCTCGTTTTCAGAGGTGCGAACCCGAGATTCCGAAGCGATCGCCGCGGTGCTGGTCCAACCTTTGAGCGCATCCGCCAGGTCACCTTCGCCGTTGTCGTCGCGGGATGCTGCGCGCAACGCCTCAAATGCGGTTGCCTGGGCGGTCACTACGCCGTCGATCTCATTAATGCTCGCGGTGTTGGTGGCCACCTGCTGCGCCAAACCATTGGCCGTATCAATCGTCTGTCCGACATCAAGCCAGTAGGTAGCATTTGGCGGTGGTGAGCTGACCGGAACATCTCCGGTGGCCTGGTAGATCCTCTTCCCGGAAACGACCAGATCACCTTCAACGTAGGTGGCTTCAGGGTCGTATCCGCTAAGGCCGTCGAGCGCGTCAATCTGCGCCTGCAAGCCTGGGATTTTGTTTATCTCGTCCAGCAGGTCTTGGCCCAGTTCCGTCTCGCCAATCTGGCCGGCAATCATCTCCAGGATGGCCGCCGCATCCGCGCTTGACTGCCCCATGACACCAATCCCGATCGGGTACCAAGGCCCGATGTTGCCAATGCGGTCTACCAACCGCGCCCAGAAGAAAAACGTCACGCCGGCGCGCAGCCCCAGCATCGAGTAATCACTTTGCGGGTATGACAGGTCGGTCAGCTTGGTAGCGGCCTCCAGACTGGTCGTCGGTCCGTACCAGATTTCCGTGCGCTGGGTATCCTCCGCATCATCCGGGAAGCCCCATTTGAGGTAGATGCCGAACAGCAAAGGAGTGGCCGTGAGGTATGAAACCGCCGGCGGCAATCCATCCTTGCCCTTGAGATTCGTCAGCATCGAGCTACGCCAGATCGACGAGATGTCGAAGGCGCTGACCGCACGGACGCGGGCCAAGTAAGCCCCTGCATAGATGCCGACGACATCCACGCCGGTGGAGCCTGTACGCGGCAGCTTTATCCAGTTGCCGCTGTCCTTGCGCCACTCGACGTCATACGCAACTGCGCCGTTCACCGCCGGCCAGATGATGGACATGGTAGACACGGCAATGCCCTGGGACACGACAGAATTCGATGTGACAGTAACGCTTGCCGGCGCTGGAACGACGGTGATCGGAATGACGCTGATCGGCCGTTCTTCTAGTCGTGCACCAGTGTCGATATGAGCGAACTTGCTCGGGTCGTACTGGACGGCCGAGATTTCGAAAACGCCAGGCTCTGGCCGAGACACGCTGGTCACCCGATACAGTGGAACAGCTAGGTCGTCGGCATCCAGCGCCCAGACGAGTTCGGGTTCCGGCACCGTAGAGAAGGCAACCGTCACGGTCACCACGCGTCCCGCCACGGATTGCACGGTACGGCCCTCACACTTGCCGTTAGGCAGATTCAGGATCAAACGGTCCCCAGCCTTGGCCTGGGTGTCGCGGTCAAGCGTGATAGCGCGGCCAGCAACCTCCGAGATGCGCCCGCCGATCGCGCGGCCGGCCAACAGTTCGTCAGCCACGGGAATGACGTAGCCAGGCAGCGGGATGCGACCATCGAGACCAACACGGAAGTTGATCCCGCGATCCTTCGAGTTGGTCAGAAGCGCCCACTTCCCACGCCGCTGCGCTTCAGACTCACGGGTGCAGCCGATCGCGCTGATCTCCAGTGGGTTATCGCCGTAGCGCCGCTGAAGCTTGGCATCGGTCACCGCGGTGACGTCGGTGTCGTAGTTGTTGGCTGGGTTGTCGTAGCTGATCAGGGCTCGGCTGTAGCGGGTGCGCTCCGATGCACTCGAGTAAGTGAACTTGCCGTCGAGGACATTCGCCCGGGTATAGGCGAAGTCGAAGTCAGTGGCGCGCGGCATGTCGGACAGCGTGAAGACTTGGCCCTGAGCCCAGTAGGTCATGCCCCGGTAGATCGCCGAGATATCGCGCAACAGTGCCCACGCATCGGCTTTGCCCTGCAGGTTCAGGTTGCAGATGAAGCGCGGCTCTTGGCCGCCTTTACCATCCGGCACCAGTTGATCGCAGTACTGGGCGATCCGGTACAGCTCCCACTTATCGACCTGCCATGGCTTGATGCGGCGCCCCAAGCCGAAACGGTCATTCACCGTGACGCCGTAGGTGATCCACGCTGGGTTATCGGTCCAAGCCTCCTTGAGGGTGCCATCCCAGATCCCTGTATAGCTTCGAGTTTCCGGGTTGTAATTGCTCGGCACCAGCCACTTGCGGGCATGGCATTCGATGGTCACCGCCGGGATGTTGCGAAACTGCTCGGCCGAGAACTCGATGTAGAGCAGCGCTGTGTTCGGATACCGAAGCTTGGCGTCGATGACTTCGGTGAAGCCAGCGATCTGCATGGTGTCGGCGATTTTGTTGTTGTTCTGGTTCTGCGTAATGCGGGTGACGCGGATCAGCCAGCCACTGGTAGCGGCGGGCAAATCAATGCGGCGGGTTCGCTCATAGGTGCTGGTGGTTTTGCCGTCGACGGCTTCGCTCAGCACCTGTTGATAGGCGCCGCCGTCGGTGGCCAGCTCAACCTTGTATTCAATCCGGTAACCATTCACGTTGCCGCTGGCATCAACCGATTGCAGCGCTGGCCAGGCGAAGCGCAGGCGCACCGCTGACAGCTCAGAATTGCTGATCGCTCGAACCCACGGCGTGCCGCTGCGCAATTCGATACCCAGAGAGGTTTCGTTCTCGATCGACGGGATACCCTGTATGTAACTCTGCTCGACCGAACCGCTGCGGAACTCCCATTTCAGGTTGGGAAAGTTCATATTGCCCTGGGGATCTTGCAAGGGCGTGTTGTCGAGGAAGATGTCTTGCGCGGTCGGGTTGCCGGCGAACTCACCCTCCCCGATCGCGATCAGGATCTTGGCCACGGCCACCGAGCGCAAGCTGTCCGGCACCTCGGTCGGCGTCTTCGGTTTGTCCGAACCACCCTTGGCGCCAAAGACGTCAATTTTCTCTGCTGCGCCCATGCTTTTCTCCAGGCAAAAAAAACCGCCTCATGGGCGGCTGTGTTGTCCAGCGGTTTGGCTACATCTGGTCTTCTGCGTAGATCGCGGCACTGATGATCGCGCCGCCCCACCGACGCTTGCCGATGCAAAGCGGTACCGGATTTCCTGATGCCGTGGTGTTCTTCGCGCTGCCGAAGGCATAACCCGGGGTGTTCTCGGGGGCTGCGCTCGTCTTCAAACCGCTGGGCTGCGGACTCAACATTTGGATAACACCACCGGCAACCAACGCGATACCCACAGGAAGTAGAGCCTGAAAGCCAGGTATGAATGAAGCGACGATAAGTATTGCGCCAACGATAGTTTGGAGGATCCCCGCTCGCTTGCTGCCAGTGATCACAGGGGCAATGCGGATCTCACCCGATCCGCAGTATCCAAGCTCTTTTTCGTCAATATTTTTTGATCCGCGAAACACGGCAAATTCCATACCTCGCGATTTTGCGTTTGAAATGAAACGCTCAAAGCCGGGGATCTGAATGCACAGTGCTTTTATGGCTTCCGCCGGAGAGCGCACCGACAGTCTGAATAACCGACCGAATTGCCGCAGTTGCCCGTAAAGCCTGATCGTGGTGATGGGCTGATAGTCGATAGAAAATGCTGCCATTGTTTTCTCCAGGTATAAAAAAACCGCCCTCGGGCGGTTTTTAAATCTCACAGCGTCGTAGGCAAAATATCTATCTGCCCATCGCCACCAGTAAACACTCGGTACTTCTTCACTGAGTTTTGCGCTGCCACCGCATCTCGCTCGATACGCTCGGCGCCCATCCCACACATTCCTGATCCAGAATATGCGGCACCCAAAGTCAACGGACCTGGAGGCAAAAAGAATGCGGCTTTCTGACCTGGGTCAAGCAATGCAACCTTCTCACCGTCAATGAAAACAGCCATTGAGCAGAAACTACCTGTATGTCCCGAGTCGCGTATCACCTGTACTGTTCCGAAACTACCTGCAGGCTTGCTCTGGAATTTCAAAAGCTGCTGGGCTGGTGCCTGCGATGCTTGGGAAGAAGGAACTGGTGATGTCGAACACCCAGCCAACAGCATAACCGCCACCGCTCCTATCAAAATCCGCATGATTCTTCCTCGTCCTGAAAGGGGGTGACTGTACCACCGGGGTGCCATGAAACGAAAAAGCCCAGCTGTTGGCTGGGCTCTAATCATAAATATGCAAGACAACGCCTACACGGTGTACTGAATGTCGAATTCGGGATAGACCCTACCAAATTCCTTGGCAAGTAAATTGATAGCATCTTGTGCCGTATAAGCGAAGATTGGCCTGCTACCAGTGCTTCTGGTAGCCGTGTTGCCTGGTTTCATTCGAACATACTTTACAGTGAAGTAACTCTTCTTAGGAGGCGTCGCCATGGTAGCTCCTTGCTTTGTTGGCCCAGCCCTGATGGCTGGTTCACCAAAATCTATCACGCCGCCCCCGGACATCCAAATCCTGTTCCCCAGTAACGCCCCACACTGACCGAGTAGTAGGCTCCTGCCTTCATGCAACGGACACTTCAGTTTTTTGCGAACCGAAGGTAGGTACCATCCACACCCTGAATTCGGAGGACGGCATGACAGACACCACTTTCAGCTTTAAATACCTCGGCCACACAAGACGAGACGACGGCCTGATTGGGCGATACCACATAGAAGTGACCGACAGCAGCAGCGGCAAGACCGCGACGATCTCTGTTGAGCCCAGACACCTTGCGTCTGCCCGGAGCATGAAACGGATTCTTCTAGATCGATGCATGTTCTATAGGGCAACAAAGGCGTCACACGACCGGATGCTTCTCGCACTTCTCGATAAGCAGCCTGAAGTCATCCAAGCGTAACTCGGCACGCTGGACTTTCGCCTGTACGAATCCCCAGTAACGCACCACAACCGGCGAGTAGTAGCCTCATCCCCATATTCTCAAGGACGATGCCCAGTGATACTCATCAATTCTGAGCGCGCGCGGTTGATTAGAAGCAACATCTGCGCACCGGGCTCGTACAATCTTCTGGTTGGATCACTCCGATCCGCCCTATTGGAGGCTCTAGCGAGTACGGACGTTCCTGGCTTTGCGATCTGCAATGCCTTCGTTCCGCTTAAGCGCTCGCTGACCGCAAATGACATTCTGGAAATCCATGCATTGGCAGATCAGATTGGTCAGTCGAGTGACCCGGATCTATCGGCTATCGGCATGACCTACAAAAAACGCCTCTGTTAAGTACCCAACGGATTACCCAGTCCTTTGCCTGCAAGCCCAAGGACTGGGATTGCGCCAATTTCGGCGCGTTTATGACCTGGAGGTCATTGTGAGAGAAGGACAAACGCAATTCCCATATCTGCTGATAACTGATCACCCTGAGGTAATGGTGATCATTTCTTCGGTTTCGGTAGATAGGCAGTTTGTAGGCGATGCCGGGATTTATTCGTTCTGGACAGAAAAGCCCTATGACGAACTTTTTTCAGCGTTTAGCGCAGAACAAAAAGGCTTCGCGCTCGTTCAAGTTGAAGAGGTTCGATACAACTTTGCGGATGGCAAACTGTCGGGAATCATGGCACACATTAACTGACCCGTGACCGTCCGCCAGTCCAGAGCACCTTGCCATCGACTACCTCGATCTTGGCGCCCTCGGCCATGCGATAAGGCCCGCTGAGCACATACTCAGCGCGGCCATCCTGAACATCGACCACAACCGGATCTCGGTTGGGATTTGTAAAGCCTCGACGCCAAGCGACGGCCGGGGAAAATGGATCTGGCTGACTCATAACGCTCTCCTGCGGACTTGCCGCGTCAGTTAATAGATGGTGCATTTTTGTGCCTGAGAATCAGGCGTGTTCGGTCCATCCACGGCCCACCAAAAATGATGATCTCGCTCGGGCGGCCGTACAGGTGGTGCAGCAGGAAAGGCCCGGGGCCGAAGGTGTTCGATTCTTCGCCGGGTAGCACTGAGTCAGTGCCGAGGTAAATGCCAGCATGGTTCGGGTGAGCCGTGCGGCCGACCGCCATAACGATCATGTCGCCGCGTTGCGGCCGGTCGACTTGCAAGAAGCCGGCAGCCTCGTATTTGGATTCGTACAGACTTTCCGCCTCATCACACTCCCACCACCCCTCTTCGCGTTTAAAGGCCTCGAACTCAAGCCCCCACTCGCGCTTGTACCAGTCCGCGCAGACCTGCCAGCAGTCCCAAGCCCCGTGCACAAACGGCCGGTTGAGCAGCGCCGTGTCGCCGCTTGGTGTAATGCTGCGCAGATCACCTTCCGGCCAACTGAGGATGTGCCAGGGCATGGTTGTCGCCTCGCACATGGCCAAGTCATGCGGTGACGGCCGGCTGGTTGCGTCAGGGTGGGTGTGGAAGATGCCGATCACCTCACCCACGTCTTCCGCCGCGGCGTAGTCCTCCGGATCAATTCGAAACTCTTCGGTCGGCTCAGTGGCGATGTTCCGGCACGGGAAGTACCTCTGCTTCCTGCCAATCGCCAGCAACAACCCGCAAGCCTCTTTCGGATAGTGGGCGGCCGCGTGCGCTGCCATGGCGCTCAAGATGTGCTTGCGCATGGTCAACTCCGTGCGATCAGGGACACCGCGGGGAATCCGCCGTGAGGTAGTTGGTTGTTCTCGCCGAAACGCAATTTGCAGGACTTGAGCCCGCCCTTGCACTCGTCCTTGCTCGGGTCGTCCGTGGGGTTGTCGTCGTCATCGAACATGGCGCCGCCGATGTAACCGCAATTCGGGCCGCGGTAGCCGCCGGTCATTGCCCAGTGACAGAAGGTCGTCATCTGGCGCCCTGGCAATCCGTGGTTGTCGATCTCACCTGGTGAGGACAGCTCCCATTGCACTACCTCGCCGTCTTCGCTGGTCTTCTGATCGATAAACCAGATTTCCAGCGCTTCTTGTGTCGGGTCGGCAGTCGGATTGCCTTCCGGAAAGTTCGCCGCGTCCAGATACTTGACCATCGTCTCGCGCACGGTCAGCTGAAACTTCAACAGGTCGTCGAAAGCTAGGCACAGCGCAGTGATGCGCCCGTTGACGTTGGCCGCCATGAAAGTGGGCCGAGTCGCGCTACCGTTGCTGTCGGCGCCGATACCCTCGATCTGTACTGGCCAGGCCACGTATTCGTTGCCCTGCCAAATGATCGACTTAGCCGGCAGCTCTTCAGCTGAGCCCTCATAAGCCAAAAGCTCATCAGGCGTGTGCGGGATGGCGTGAGCGTGAAAGCGCAGAACGTCCGCCCCGTACTCGGTGCCATCGATTTCAAACAGCCGCACTTCCCCGCCGGGCTCCAGCTTCTGGATGTCCGTAATCAAAGCCATGCGGCGTTACCTCAGGGGTGAAAGGTTTGTTCGAAGGTAGCGGTCAGCGTGTAAACCGAACCGCCTTTGTGCGACGGCTGAAAGCCGGTGCATTTGTAGAGCCCGAGTTCGCCGAGTGGCGGCGTCCACAGGAAAGCCTTTGCCCCCTTGTGGCGGCGCAGGAACGTGATGATTTCCTTGATCCGTTCCGAGCTGCCAGTGTGGGTGACCGGCCAAGACTGTTGTTCGTTGTTGATGCCGTCCGACACAGACTGGCTGTAACCGTCACCGAAGCCCTTGGTGCGAACGCGCTGCCTGATGTCGCCCGTCGCACCCTTTTCCGACTGCCAGGTGAATCGCTCAATTGCCATGGATCACCCCTTGATGGCCCTGTTGATTTTCCCGCCCTGCCTCAGGTCCTGGCTCACGAGCTTCTGGTATCGCTGATCAACGAAGTCGGCCAGGTCTTTGCCGAATTGCTGATACGCAGGGTCGTCGGTCGTGGCACTAGTTGATCCGTCGCTGGCCACTGTGACCCTCACGTTGATCTGCGTTGCGCCGCCAGGGCCACCAGCGCCACCCATCGCGGCAACACTGGTGCCTGAAGTCAGCGGCGTGACGCTACCTCCATTTGCGCCGGTCATGAGGAAGGACTTCCCGCCCTCGTTGTAAAGCTCCGGGCCGAGTTCGTTTACCTCATACATCGAGTTCGGGGCTACAGGCCCACCGGCTGCGCGGTAACCAGAGAAGTCGACATTCGAGTAACCCGCCTGCGTAGATCCCGCAGACACAGGAGCAGAACCGCTCCCTGCAAAGTAACTTGTAGCAGCACCCACCAAACTGCCGAGTAATGCCGAACTGGCTTGCCGTGTGGCGATGCGCGCCATGTCTGCGAGGATCGATTTGGCGAAGTCCGCGAACGACAACTTGCCGGTCATTGCGAAGTTGACGATTGCGTTCTCCATCGAGCTGAACGCACTGGTGAACAGGCTTTTCGTCTGCCCAGCCACATCCCGAGCCGACTCCAGGTAGTTCTGCCACGCCGACGATGCGCCGGCGCTCCAGTCACCCTGAGCAGCGGTCATCTCCTCGTAGTTGGATTGCACCGTGTCGTGCAGGTCTTGCTGTGTGGCTTTCAGCGCGGCCAGTTTCTGGGTGTACTCGTCGAGGCTCATGCCGCGCGAACCATCGCCATACTGGTTGGCCAGTTCCAGACGCTGCTGACTGAAGCGATCGTCAATGCCGTTTTGCTGATCCGTCAGCCCGCGCTGCCGATCACCCTGGCCGAGACCGGAAGCTGCGCGCAAGCCCTGCTGCCGAAGTGTATCGACCTGTTGCTGAAGCGCGCTTGTGTAGGTCTGGACGGCCAAGGTCTGCTTGTTTAAGCGGCCTTGCTCGTTTGTAGCGATGATCGACAGCTCGTTTTCGCTGTCCTGCTGTGCCTTGACCATCGCTGAGCGCGCATCGGCAATCTTCTGATCGATCTGGATGACTTGCGCGGCAGTCGTGCCCTTTTTGGCCTTGGCCGCTTCAAGCGCATCGATTTCCGACTGATAGCTTTGAGCAACTTCTTCCGACTGCTGCTTCAGCAGGCTGATCCGTTGCTCGGTGTAGCTGGCCAGGGAGATAACGCCAGCACGCTGAGATGCTTCCAATTCCTTGTCGGCGTTTTTGTAGTAGGCCAGGGTCTCAGCCAAGGCATTCTTCGCGTTGTTGAAACCGGTTAGATCAGCGCCGCCTGCAGCGGCCTTCGGATCCTTGAACTTGTCGTTGATGTTCGCCAGGTTCTTGTCAACGACTGACTGCTCTAGACGCTTGTCCTTGGGGTCAGCCTTACGGATATCGTCGAGTTGCCGGCGATATTCCTTCAGTGCATCTGCGCGCCTTTGCTCATTAGTCCAAGAAGACTTGGTTAGTGCGTCGACCTTGGCCATCGCAACAACGGCGTCTTTCTGGACCTTCGCCTGCTCACCCTCATACTTTGCAATGTCAGCTTCAGCGGCCTTTTGATCCTCCAGCATGTTCAGCCGGTCACGGTAGAAGCCAATCATCTCCTGCTTGTTTTGAAATAGGCCAACATCGCCGGACTCTGCTCGGGCGAGGTTCCGCTGAGCTTGTTCGATATCAGAGCCGATGTCGCTACGGCCGATGTTTTTCAGGTTGTCGGCTGCTCGCGCGACTGCGTTATATCCCTTTTCCCAGAAGCTGAGGTTTTCAAGGATCCTCGGAGTGCGTTCATTGATAGCGTCGGCATATTGCTCGGTCGCCAGCTTCACCGCGCCGGCGTGGTCGCCTTGCTGCTCCAGTGCTTCGATCTGCGAATAAACCGACGCCGTCAGGTAGTGATACTGCTCATTCAGCGCAGCCGACGCCTTGACCGGGTCGTCGGCCAGCTTGGAGAACTCAGCTACCGTCTCGCTCACAGCCTTGCCGGTGGCTTCCTGCATCGACACGGCGGCCTGAGTGATCCCGGCGAAGCTCTCGCCAGCGATCTTCCCGTTGCCAGCCAGCAGAGCCAGGACCTCGGCAGCCTGCCCGGTGGTGCCGACAGTAGCGCTCACCTGGCGCGCCATATCGCCCAGTTGCCCGGCACTCACACCGGCGTAGTTGCCGGTGAGGATCAGTGATTTGTTGTAACTGTCCTGCTCTTCGCTGCCCTTGTAATAGGCATATGCCAGTGCGCCCACGGCTGCGGTGGCCAGCGCGAGCGGCGCGAGGATGGCGAGTAATCCCGCCGCACCTGCGCCTGCGCCCGCCCCGAGCTGCGCCACAGCACGAACGCCGCTACCCCAGTCGCCCGAGGACAGCGCATTGCCGAGTTGAGCGACGTTTTCTTGCGCCTGGCGAGAGCCGAGTTTCAATCGGTCGAAACCAGTGGCGGTTTTCTCCAGAGCGGCATAATTGCCGTTCAGCTTGCCCAGTGCGGAGTTGTACTGGTCCTGACTGATGCGGCCGGCATCAAGGTGCTTACCCAGTTGCTCGACCTGAGTATCCAGCTTGACCATGGCTGCGCGGGCCGGGTCAATGGCACCGAGCAGGCTGTTTAAAGCCTTCTGCTCATCTAGGGTCGACTTGGCCAGGGCCACTTGCTGCTTATCGAGCTGCGCGGTGATCTTGGAGAATTCAGCCTCACCGTACGCGCCTGTCTTGGTGAGTTTCGTCAGGCTCTCACGCTGCTTCGCCAGTTCCTGCGTAGTGGTCGCGCCTTTCGATAGCGACTTCTCCAGCGCTTCCATCTCTTTCATCAGGCCGACGGCGGATTGCTCGGCGCGATCGCCAGCCTTGGTCAGCTTGTCGAGATCGGTCGCAGCGTTGGCGGCATCAGCCGAATCGACCTTGATGCCGAGTTCTGCAATGTTCATCGACTCACCTTGAATAAGTGCCCGTGATTACGGGCTGTTGTCGCGGGCTTCAGCCATCACCGCGATGGCTTCCGATTCCATTACGCGGATATCCTGAAACACGCCGGGGCGATCCTTCGCCGAAACACCGACGAGTTTCATCACCTCCGGCAGAACGCCGTAGTCGAGGCCGGTTGCGCCGCATGCACCTGTGCGCCATTGAGTCCACATCGAATCCATGACGAGGAACGACTTCCAGTTGTCCGGCCAGACTTCGAAGGTTTCGTCGTAGTCCTCCGGTGAGAAGCCGAACAAGGCCATCTGCTCGGCTGAGCCGTCGGCCTCATAGAGCGCACGGGCAGCGGCGGTCAGTTTCCCAGGCGGGCTTTGCCGAAGGCTTCGCTGTACGCCCTCACGACGGCATCCGATACACCGATGCAGCTCTTCACCAGGGCCGTGATCGACTCATCATTGAGCTTTTCGCCGAACCCCCACGACACGACCAGGTCCTTGATTTGATCGACTCCCTGCTCCACCTCAGCTGCGGTGATTTCCGTAAGGGTTGGTTCGGCCTCCTTGAAACGCTCACCGATCGCTTCCGCTTTTGCCTTCCAGGTATCGAAAAGCTCGGCCAGTGCGGTGCGATCGCGATACTTGAATGTAAACGGCACCATGGCCGGCTTATCACCGACCTGCGGGATAGCCACATCGACGGTGAACGTAGGCTTGGGCGCAATCGAAAACTTTGCCATGGAAACCCCTTAGGCGTTGTAGCGAGTTGGGCGTGAGGCGAACGACAGAGTGATGGTCCGCGTCATGATGTTGTTGCGGCTCAGCGTCGGGGTCGCGGTGATCGACACGTACGCGTAGTAGTAAATGGTCGCGCCGCCCGGAAGATTTGCGCGCACCAGCCGCGGCTCTTTGTCTTCGTCCGCCGCTTCGACGAGTGCGACGTATGCCTGGGCCGGATCATCGGCGACTGGCAACGTCATGCTGCTTGCCGATTTGTTGGTGGGCAGTTGACGATCGTCGTCGTCCTCGAGGAAGCCGTAGGTGAGGAATTGCTGCTCGCCGCCGTTGGCCGTCGGCTCAGTGATTTGTGCAATCTGTGTCCAGCCAGAAGCAGAGCGAACCTTGCCCGCACCGGAACCCGCGGGGTAGTTCTTCACGCTGGTGGTGTCCAACCCTTCAGCGGCGAACTCGCCGACTTCAGAATCGATGACGCGAGCCGGGCGACCATTCAGCTTCGCCCAGGCGGAGTCGATGACAATCACGTCACCGTCGGCCAGGCCGTGCGCAGCCGCAGAGAGCACCGCCGGCTTGGCGTTGCTGATGGCAGTAAAAGGCTTCGCGAGGCTCAGCGTGGCCGCAATCTCGAACGTAGTGCCGTTGGGAATCTTGACGCTCATGGGTTTTCCTCTTTGCAGAAATGACAAAACCCGCTCAATGGCGGGTTCTGGTTTTGCCCAACGGGCGAATTTTCGTACTACTCGACTTCCATGTTGCTCCGGAACTCATCAAGCGGAAGACCTGACTTAGAACCGACCACGACCCCAGTCAGCCCGCATCCAGGACAACAGGCATGCTTCTCCTGATACCACTTGAGAACTTCAGAAGGCTTCAGCCATAGGCCGCAACCAGTACAGAGACAGCGTTCACTGGCCGCTATTTCTTCACGGTTATCCCAACTATGGTTTTCTGCCCACTCTCCCAAAATCTGGAGCCGCTGCTTCCTACTCTCATCCACCTTTGAGCCCCCCCTCTGTCTTCGATGATGGAATATTACTCCCCCACAGATCAGTTGGTATCGGCTCGGTACTGGAAGGAAACCGGCAGAGTGAAGGTCGTGTCGTCGGGTATGCCTGGGCCGGGATCGACTGGCGTCATGGTCACGACCGTCACAGCGCCTTTAGTGTTTCGCTCGTACAGCGGAAACAGTGCGGCAATCTGATCTGCCAGTGCGCCGGTTGCACCTCGGTATTTGCCCGATGGCGTCACGATGCTGACCTGAAACACGCCGGTGTACAGCTTGTGGTCGCCGCCGAGCGTGTTGCTCGCAGTGTCGGCGGGCAGCGTGAACGCCTTCAGGTAGGTCGCGCCGTCGACAGGCGTGTATGCCTCGTTCTCGACGACGACTTTCAGCGGTACCGGCAAGGCTTTAGCCCAGTTGATCAGTTTGGCCTCGTAGATCGAGGCGATGATGTTGTGGCTCATATCTGATTGTTCCTGATGGCCTCCTGCACGATCTGCTGAAAGCGGGCCACAGTGATGCGGACCATGCCACCAGGCGCCTGGGTCGAATGCCCGAACTCTAGCGGGATAGCGTACGGCAGGTTATTGATTAGGTAGGCAGTCTGCCCAGCAGTGAAGTCGCTTACCGCCGAAACCAGTGCAGCGATCGTCTCTTGTCCGCTCGGGTCCACTTCTTCAAACGTGACGTTCTCGACGACATCGATCGAGAGGTGCCAATTCGCCCGAAACCTCCCGCCGACGTAGCCTTCTGGCGCAACAATTTCCATGCCATCGTTCAGCTTACGACCTGGCTTGAGCCTGCCTGCTTTAGTAAGGTTGCCTAGATCGCTGCGCATGTTGCTGTTGTGATCGTCGACAGCCTTGTTGTACTCGCGAGCTACCGTGTTCTGCGCCCAAATCTCGGGATTGCCCACCGGTGACATACGGATGACACTGCTGCCGACCTCGATGATGATTTCGCGCAGGCTGGCGTCGATGGCTTCCGTGGCCTGGGCCGCAAACTCGGCGAGGCTCAGTGCGAAACTGCCGGACTGGCCAACGCCGGCGCGGCTCACGACCGCACCTGCAATTCGTAGAGGACTGAGGTACCGGCGGGGTTGATCTCTTTCAGCGGAGGGACGATTGACCAAGTGCGACCTTGAACGATGACCTTGCTCAACAGGTCCGGCACCCACGCAAGCCCCTGCGCGGCGACCTTCAGTTTCTTGTCGCCCTGCTTGATAAGGCTATTGCTCTGGAATTCTTGGCCGGTGAAGTCGAGCAGGATGCCTTGGGCAGTCTGCTCGGTGACGGTGTCAGGCGGTGCGGTACCAGTTTCCGGGTCGTACTCGCCGATGGTGGTTGCCCGAATGGTCACGGGCTGGCCGAACTCTGTGATCATCTCCAGAGCCATCACGGCCGTTTCGTCGTAGAAGGCCATGGTGGCTCCAGCATTAGTGAGGGGATTAACTATTTAGCCATTCGTCATATAGCTTGCTCGCCTGTTTGCGACGCAACTGCAGCATTGCGTCAGCATAATGCCGCGCCTCTTCTGCCAACTCACTTGCGTCAATTGGCCCTCTGCCTGCAATAGCTGTAATCGCAGCCGCTGCATATAGGTCCCATGCTTGAAGATCCTTATCAGTGTCGTGTGCCATCGTCCCGCCTCCTTAGTAAAGGTAGACGTTAACTTACGCTCGGACTGCGAACAACCCGCGCCGCTGCAAGTAGTCGGCAAACTGCGTGGCGCTCGGCCGATCAGGCGACGCCGGCAACAGTCGGCCGCTGGTGTTGGAAATCGTGGCGTACTCGCGAGTTACCGCGCCTTCGACACGCTCGAGCGTCACAGCACCTTTGCGCTTGTCGATCGGGTCGATGTCATCGGTGTGGATCTCGGCAGCCAAAGCCATCTGGCCGTACTGGATACGCGCAGGCAGGTAGTTGTCGGGCTTGATCTGGCAGTCCAGTTCAACCCCGCGGCGCGGCCAGGCCAGAGCCTGATCGCTGTCCATCTTGCGACCCTTCCAGGTCTTGCCATCCATCGCCAAGGCGGCCCGGCGAAGCAGTGCTTCTTGCGCTGGCTCGTCCGCAGGGATGGTCACACCGAACTTCACGGCGTACATGACCAGGTCCGCGACGCTCGCGTAGCTTTCGGCGTCTGGCTTGCCGGTGCCGTCCTCGATGATGAGTGTCATGGATCAACTCGCTGGATTGAGCTTTAAATGATTGGCCGCCGGCTTACCGACAGCCAGCAGTATCACGCCTTGGACAGATCAGCGACGAGCTTTTCCAAGGATTCTTTGGAGGCGTTGGCCCGGTAGGGAACGCCAGCAGCTTCGAGCTTAGCCTTCATGGCCTCGACTTCCACGCCTTCGTCCGCCCTCAGTTCGGTGAGCTGGTTGCGCAGCGTCTCGTTTTCCGTTGCGAGATCGTCGCGCGCACTGGACAAGTCAGCCATCTGCACGCGAATACCGTCGAGCGCATGAAATAGGCGGATTGCGAGTTCACCGGCTTCGGGCTTTTCAATTTCGCCAGCGTCGAGCCCGTCGATCACACCCCGGACCGTATCGCTTTCGATCTGCAGCTTGCCGATCAGGTCTTCCAGCTCGGCACGATTGTCACCAGCATCAACGATCAGCACTTGGCGCGACTCAGCTTCTATCGCCGTCACTTCGATGCCGACATTCTCGTAGGCTTCAACCACCTCCGGCCAAACGCCGACGACGACAACCCCGGTCACGCCTGCTTCTGGGCGGTCGAAGTGCTCCGGGTTGCGATAGCGCTTATCTGGATCAAAGCCAGAGCTTTGAGTGGAATAGATGAGTTCCATGGATTTCTCCGTAGCGGCCATTTCTGGCCGCTGTCAGGGGGTGAGCGTTAAGGCGTGGTCGTCAGGGTGATCATCACGCCGGCAGTGACCTTGTCGCTGTCTGAGTGCTTGACCCAGTTGGCCGCCGAGCCTACGGCTGCCAGCGTCGGGTTTGCGCCACCGACGGCGTCTTTCCAGCTGTAACCCAGCACGTCGATGTTGACAGTGCCCTCGGCGCGGTAGCCGATGCCGAGGTTTTCTTCGTCGTCCACGTTGTACGAGCGGAAGCCCGGGGCTTGGGACTCGGTAATCACCACGGCATTCGGCAGCAGGCCGAAGATCACATCCGCCGGAGCGGTGTCGGTGACCAGTACCGGCTTGCCGAGGGTGCCCGGGAGGCCGCCATAGATCACGACACCGGCTTCTTCGTAAACCTTGTTGGCAATGGCCTCGTCGACGATGTCGAAGTAAGCGCTGGAGTGCATGACCCACAGGGCAATGCGGCCGAACTTGTCACCGAACTTGCGCATGCCGCGAGTCAGGGTTTTCTTGCCATCGGTTTCAATGTTGGCCGTGACCACCATGCCAGCGTTGGAGCTGATAGCGGCACGCAATGCAGCGGTGGCGTACTGGATGAAGCCTTCCAGGGTAGCGTCGGCAACATCGGCGCCAATGATCTGGGAGAACTCATCGACCGGACGACCGCGACGCTTGAACGCCTCTTCGGTGGTCTGGTACGGGCCGTACTTCCACGGCGCTTTGACGCCGACAGCCTCGCCGGCGCCGATCTTCTTAGCAGTCACCTTGCCAACGGAGTTTACGTCGCGGTGTTCCAGCGAGCCGCCGATCTTGTAGAAGGAGCGCTTGCGGAAGTCGCCTTCAATCAACTCGTTGTCGAGAACGATCGCGCCGTTGGACGATGCATTGAACACGTCGAGGTTGTCCTGGACGCGCTCCAGGTATGCGGTTTGCGCCTCATCGTTGTAGATAATCAGGTCGCTGTTAACAGTTGTAGCCATGGGTGAATCCCCTTACTTGGGCAATTGCAGATATGCGGTTTGGCCGTGCTTGCGCTGGTAATCGCGCTTTTGCTCGGAGGTCATTTCGGAGCGTTTGAATGCAGCCTGGCCGCCACCCCCGCCCGGGGCTTGTGTGCCTGAAGCCCTTGGCCACAGGTGAGGCGCGCTTTCGCGCAGTGATTCCGCCCATTCGAGCGGAGTCAGTGGGGTTTTGCCGTCTTTGCCGAGGATGGTCTGGCCAGACTCATCGACGGCGACCGCTTCTCCCTCTTCATTCAGTGAGAAAACGCCCTTGGCGCGCAGGATGATGTCGTCGGTTGCTTCCGGCAGAGCGCCGGCTTTCAGTGCAGCACCGCGCACCGAGTCGCCCAGGACTTTGCCCTGGAACTTGGCAGCGAAGGCTTCTGCCTTCTCGGCGCGCGTGGTGATCGCCTTCAGTTGTTTGTCGGTATCAGCACGCAGGCGCTCGGTGCGACGGTTAAAGACTTCGTCCACCTTGCCCTCTGTCAGCAGCTTGGTTTCTTCGTCCTGGCCGGCCCGACTCAGCAGACCTTTGACGGCGTCGATGTCGATACCTTCAAACTGGGTTTCGAACTGGGTCAGCTTGCCGGTGGTGTCTTTCAGCTTGCCCAGCAGCTCCGTATTTTTGGTTTTCAAGCCTGAAACGGATGCTTCAACGGCAGTCGCGATAGCAGCCTTGATTGCCGGGTTATCCAGGTCGATTTCGTTATCTTCTGCCACTTTGATGCACCCCATGGGTATGTGCCGCCCGCTTTGCAGGCATAAAAAAACCCGCTAAGTGCGGGCGCATTTAATTAGAATCTCGGTCTCACTTTCGCTTAGAAAAGTGAGTTGTAGGATAGGAATCCAATGAGCGAAGCAGCCAACACCAGCAAGTTCAGCATCATATTTCCCGTCGCATGCACGCTGATCGGAGTCTTCGCCACAAGCACCTTCACTTGGCTAACTAGCTATCAAACGGCATCCCTGAACCAGAAAAGCGCGTGTATTCAGCGGATAGACACACAGGAAAAACTTCTCAGGGAGAAAGGTGAGACTTTTCTCGCAGCAATGGGGGACATGCTCAATTATTCAATTTTTCCGAAAACCTCCACCGCCCGAGAACTGGCGGAAAATGCAGGCCCCCTTATCAAGGCGGGAGTCGTGATGTCTGCATATGCCCCGCCAGAGCTTGGGCTCAGGTCAATGATGATCTCCAACTCAGTTCGAGCAGGAGCTCTTGCTTCTATGCACAAGCTCGACGAGGAAGCTGCAATGGGAACAATCGACGAGTCCTTCGGAAAGTGGCACTCCGCTTATTACGATGCGCTGAACTCACTCGATAAGCAGCGTCAAAAGTGTGAATAACTCAGATCCCTGCGCGCTCAAAAGCCAAGGGTTCCAGCTCCTTCATCTGCGCCAGGTTCAAAGGCGCAAAGTTGCGATCGAGCTGTAGGTCGGCAAATCGCTCAACGCTCAACCCGCCTTCACGGAACAGCTTGGCCCGAACAGGACCTATCGCCACGTCCTGAAACGCCGCCGGTTGCTGCTGAAGCCAGTGGTAGTAATCGAGGCTCGCACTGACCTGCCCCGCCCCACCAGCACCGACCGAAGCGCGCGTTGCGTCCTTGGCAAACATCTCGCTGAGCTTGGTCAGCATAATGAACGTGGTGCGGCAGTTCGGGTGAAACGGCGGCCGAGGGCCAGAGTTAACTGGAAAGCGCCGCTTGTCCATCGAGCGACATTGCTGGCTGGTCTTGCTATCCAGGGTGGCGACCATTTCAATCTCGGCCACGATGTCCGTGTTGGCTTTGGCCACTTCCATGCGAGCCTGTGACGACACATGCTGAATCGCGGTGTGCACGACCGTGCTGGCATTGCGATTGGTCGTAGCCAGGACGCCGTCCTTGTACCCCGCCGCGTTGGTGCCTCGGATATTGCGGATGACTTGGAAGTTCGTCTGCCCCTCGAAGAATCCCTGTCGAATAGTGCCGGTAACTCGCTCCCGCTCGGCAGTGGTCCAGCCCTTGATGAAAGACTTCAGCAGCTTCCCGCCGCTGGTGCCGCGCACGCTGAGTGGATTCGTCAGCACCGCCGCCCTGATCGCCGCCGCCGTAGGCGCCGCAACGTCGAGCGAGACGCCGACCGGCGCAGACCTGGCCAAGCTTGTGGCCTCGAACTCAGCTTCATAGTTGGCAATGTCGATCAGGTCGAGGTTCAGCTGCACGCTGTAGCGATCGAATATGCCCAACAGCAAACTATCCACTTCCTTCAGCAGCGCTTCCAAGCGCTTCGCGTTGTACTCGGTCAGGTCCGACTGAGTCAGCCGGTCACGGATCGAGCGGTCGATCTCCTTCAGGAACGGAGCGAACTTGCCGACCTCCCCTGCCTTGAGCTTTTCGAGAAAAACCGCGTGCCTGATCGTGGCGTCAAGGATTGCTTGGTTTACCGCCATTTGGTGTTACCTCATCATCCAGGCCCAGGCCGTCGCCCTGCTCTTGAAGCTCGCCATCAATCTGCAAGTCCGTGCGCTCCGGGGCAATCAAGCCTAGTTTGCGCAGATAAGACCGCAGATCCGCCTTCGCGAAGCCACCGTTCTGCCACAGGCCAACCAAGGCAGTGATCATTTGCGGATCAGCCGTCAGCTCAACGAATTCCTGATTGACCTGGTAGGCGACCTTGTCGGAAACACCCATGTACTGGCCGCACCACATGATCGCTCGGGTATAGGCCTCGCTGACGTTCGCCACGCAGCCGGCCAGCACCGATGTCGATGCAGACTGATCGCCGCGAGACTCGGTAGCCGTTTTGGCCGCCAATGAAGCGACAACCATGCGAGCACCCAGCTCGATCATCATCTGGTTCTTGTCGTTCATTGCCTCCCTGACCAGAGTGTTCGGCAATGGCTGCGCGTAGCCGAATGCGCCACCGACTGGCAACATCATTGGGGCGCGGGAGCCGACGTAAACGCCGTTCTTCTCCATCCAGTCGCGCCATTGCTCATCCAAACCAGAAATCCACGGCTGAGCCTGGCCACACCAGAAGACGCTGTCTTCGTAGTCGGCGCTGTTGCGGTAATGCCCCAGATTGATCATCGCGATGTCGTACAGCGGCGACTCGTCGATTGACGGATCGTTGTTTTGCGCGCCGACGAAGGTGAACGGGATTTCCTTAAGCCTTCCGGTGATTCCTTCAGGAGTGAATGTGTCCGTGACCTCAAGCGGCCCGCCACCTCTCGGCCCGGACCGACGCCAAACTCGGCAAACGAAGCCATCAGGCTCAAGCGCAAGCTCACGGAACTGCTCGATCACCTTGAAGCCAAAACCGTCCTCAACCTCCAGCATCTCCCGCAGTACGACCAGCGTCAGAACGTTGTGACCATTCACCATGCCGGTGCGCCAGTTAATTATGTCCTCGGCGCAATACGACAGGATCACCGAGTGACCACCAGCACCATTGTCTTGGTGGTAATCGACGTACAGGCCGTGCCGACCAGCCTCCAGCACCTTTTCAAGCGTGCCTTGCGAGTGCTGGTAGATGCTCACTCCTGAGCCGTTGGCATTGTCCTGCAAATACTCCAACTTCTTCGGTACATCGAGCGTCGGGTCTTTATGGAAGGCTAAGCCCAGCAAGCCGTTGCGTGTGTGCCCAGTAGCGTTCTTGAATACGGCGCGCTCGCGATATGCCTTGTTTCGGTCGGCGTTCTCAGGCGACTTGTCGTGAGCGTTAATGTACGGCAACCGAGAAACCACCCGGTGCTGACCGGCGCAGATATCGCGAACGGTAGCCCAACGCTCCAGCACTTCGATGTAATCCGCCCGCTTGAAGGAGACGTCGTTGCTCATCGGGCGTATCCCATTTTGATTGCGGTGACCGGCTTGATAATCGGGTACTCGCGGTGAATGAAGTAACCACCGCCGTCGTTGGCGTGGTCGTTGCCTTGGCTCTTGTCCGGCTCGCCGTTGGGCGCCCAGATCTGTTGCTCAAGGCCATCGGCATACGTCGGGCAGGTGAACGGGTTGACCAGGTAACGCCGCTCGCCCTGCGCGTTGCAGAACATGGCGTTCATGGCGTTGATCCGATCCTTCACAGGCGGGTTGGCCGCCGGCGCGATGACTGTGAAGCCTGCCTGCTTGAGCATGGCGATATCCGTGACGCTAGCGTTGACCGACTTGCGCGAATCACCAGAGGCGTCCGGGTAGATCCGAATCTCGCAGGTCTTCTTGTAGTCGTTACCGGTGTGCTCCCAGTAGCGTTCCTTGATACGACGGATCATGTCCGGCGTGTCGTAGCCATCCATCAGCTCATCCACCGCGCGGGGAAGACCTTGGTCACGTTTGACGTGGGTCACCGCTGCCATCTTGCCGACGTTGAAGTCCATGCCGATGAACAGGGGCTCACCCGGCTGCACAGTGTCGAAGCACTGATTCAGCTTGCGGTCGTACGTGTGGTAGATCGAACCGGACGTCAGGTTGACGAACTGGCCGTTCAGGTATGCGAGGATCAGCTGCGGCGGATACGACTCCATCAGCGATTCGATGTAGTCGCTTGGCAGATTCAGCTCGTTGTCGAACGTGCTGGCCTGCACGAGGCCGTACATCTCGTTCAGCTTCGGCTTGTCGCGGAGCTGCTTCACGAACTGCAGGAAGACGAACTTGAAACCTTCCGGCGTCGTGGTTACGTCCACCCCGTTCTTCAATCCCGGCAGGTTGTAACGCATCCGGGCGATGATCTTGCGCCAGGCCTGCTGCGCCTTGATCGACGTCAGCACGTCCAACTCATCCACCAGGGCGTGGCCAATCTTGAAACCGACGATGGTCTGCGGCTTCTCCATCGACCGGCAAATCACAGTGCCGCGATACTGCCGGCCGCTGTAGATGTGAACCTCGTGGTTCGCCTGGTTGATCTTGGTCTTCAGGCCCCAGTCAAAGGCCACCTCTTCCACTGTCGGATAGAAGATGTCCCGGATCTGCGGGTAAGTCGGTGCGAAGTAGCCAGCGTTGACACCGGGCCACTCCATGAAGTGCTTGCACAGCGCCGAGCATCCGACCCAGGTCTTTCCTGAGCCGAACCCTGCAACGAATGCGCGGAATTTGTGAGGCAGTGTGAGGAAGTGAGCCTGCGGAACGTTAAGGCTCGGCATTCGGCTTCCTCGCATCCACCACGTCTACTTGAATGCGGGTGGGGATTGCCGGCTCTTCGTCCGGCTCATCTTTACGGTGCCGGTTGACGTAGATGTCACCGACTTCCTTCGCGGCCTGCTCCAGCAACTGGGCAGTCAGCGACATGTTCTTGGACTTCTCGGCCTTCTCAGCCATGCGGCCGAGTGTCCGGAGTCGATATGCTCGGTTGGCGATCGGGATATCTGCCGTCTCTTCGCGAAAACGCTTACGGGTGTCGTGAAACAGCGTCACCCACTTCTTCGCCAAGTCACGGCCTGCACGCTTGGTCGGGTCTTGGGCTTCGCATTGCTGACGGCTGACTTCAATGCCGAACTCTTCTCGGACAGCCGCTGCAACCTGCGAAGGAGTGTCAAAGCACGCCAAGGCCTGAACCATGAAGCCTTTCACCTCACTGTTCAGGGCTGCCATAGGGTAATTTCCGTCTTGGGTCTGTCAGGGGTCAGGCCGATCTGAGCAGACAGGTTCCGCAGGCCCTCGATATGTTCAATTTCCCCACCTCAGCAGGACTGTTTGCAGCATCCACCAACGCTTGAACGTCTGGGCTCGCACCGTAGCGGCGGACCACACCGACGAACTCTTCGACGTCGTGTCCGCGCATCTCAAGCTTGGGCAGACCTTCTTGGGTGAACTTGGGTGCGCCGTACTGATCCTTCGCCTGGGCGATGTGATAAAGCTCATGCTCAACCAGCGCGCAGAAGTCAGCGTCGCTGCACTGCGAGCAGTAGTCGGCAGCCAAAGTGATGATGAAGGCCGGCACATCGCCGAACCAATCCATCATCTGTTGTTCCATCCGGGCTTTCTGCCATCCACCTGCGCGGAACGCTACCTGTTCCGCCTGACCTACGACCGTTCGTCCCTTTTTGCTGAATGCAGCCGATGCCCACATCACGCGGATGTCAGCGTCGATCAGATGGGTATGGTCTTCGTTGTGGATGCTGCCGGTATCGGAAAGTATCTCGGCTTGGAGCCACTCCCATACTTCCGGAGCTGGAGTGAGGCGTATGCCGAAGTTGGGCTGCAGAGACAGGTCAAGCAGAGACTCAGGCGGGATAGGTCTGTCCATTGCCCACCTGAAGTTCTACACATGTGAAAGGGTTGTTGTTAGCGGATACCCAGGGCACTAGAGGACAAAGCATCAAACTGGTCAGCAGGATTTCTTCCAAGAGCAGTGGTGATTGCGAGGGCAAGCGTGAAGTATTGATTTCGACGATATTGCGGCACACTAAAGCGATTGGACTCTTCACCGGAGAACTCCGAGATAATCGTTCCATCCTCCCTGATGTCCAGAAAATAAACTTCTATCCAGATGTCTCGATCCAGGCTGTCGGTGAACTTCCGCTCAAATGAGTAGCGGCCGTAAAGCCCGCCATCATCAAGAAATACCAATAATTTAGCGCGCGCCTCGCCAAACGGGCTTGAAATCCGAGCCGATTGCCCGTCCTCGGAATGCACCAAATTCACCCCAAACGTTTCTGCATCCTCGCTTGCAAACTCGCTCGCCAACGCAACAATAACTTTCCTCGCGTAACCCCGGATTTCCTCGGCGGCGCTTTTTGCATCTCGCGCTCGATCGGCAATGCTCATATTGAGTTCAGGAAAGGCCATGCTCATTCACTCCATTAATTGTGCGCATGAGTATGGCAGTGCTTCGCGCACCTCGCCGGCGACTAAGGACGCTTCATCAGCCCGCCACCTTCTTCAAGTCGATTGGTCTATGGTTATCCAACTGATCAACTCATAGAGGAAATTCGAATGATCGAGCGCATCACTGAGGGCCTGGTAGTGCAGGCTGCCAGGGAGTGTGCGGCGCGGAAGAATGAAAGCGATGCGACTGCCGTAGCCAATGCTCAGGAAGCGATGGTTGCGCTCAAGGTCAAGCTCAGCTCAGAGGAATACGATCAAGCATTGGCAAAGCTTTATCGCGAGTATGAGGAGTCCTAACGCATACGTGATCAGCTCACCATGATGTTGGTTTGCACCTGGGCGTGCCCCTGCAAGAGTGATACGACCAAGCCCTGAGGCAGGCCGGCGGACTTGGCAGCGTCTACCGCTTTGGCGATGGCGCTATCCAACTCGGTGACGACCTTATTGATGTCCGGGCTCATCGGCAGAGCGTGGCGCAATCGGGTCACGTTGCTCATGCTCTCTCCAATGTCGCGACACAATTTGCTGATTCGCGAAACGTGTCGCGAACTACCTGTTCATCTGTTCATCTGTGCAGCCGAGTAAGCCGCCTCACACGCAACGCCGGCTATTCGGCTTCGATCAAGCGCTGCTGCCAGGCTTCCCGCTGTTTCGTCAGCGCTTCTACGCAAGTCGGCGAGCAGAACGGTAAGGTCGGCTCTTGCCTTGCCTCCGCTGGCAATCTCGGCAGCACAGGACTTTCGGGCGGCAAGCAGATTGGTGATTTGCTGCTGCAAGCTGCGAGCGCGGCCGTCAGCAATAACAACGGCAGCCGTAACATGCTCAGCCTTGGTTTTCGCATCGTCGGAGACTCGGTTGATGTCATCAGTGATTTGCCGTTGCAGGCGCAGCGTGTTGCCGAGCGACGTCACCCTAGCTGTGGCCATGTCTCGCTCGGTCGCTACGGTTGCGCGATCAGCCTTTACGGCATCCAACCGCCACGAGAGGTAGCCGATGGATACCAGCGCAACGAGGACGACCCACAACCACGTCGGAACCATCCGCAGAAAACTCATGGGATCTTTCTCTCCGATGCCTTTCTGACTTTGTCGCAGGCCATGCAGTGCTCACAGTTCAGCGTACGGCAGAGCCAGGCCTTCACCGGCTGCCAGAACGTGACCATGAAGATGTGGCGGGCGCCGGCCAGTGCCAGGGACACATGCAGCGTCAGTCCGGCGGTGGTCGGGCCGAAGAAGATGTTCTGACTCCGAACCATCACCACAAATCCGCTAATGGCGATCGTCGAGTAGATCAGCTTCCCAAGGATGCCGTCCCTTACCTTCCCGCTCAGTACGCACCAGGTCGCCCAGAGCGAAATCAGGCCGACCGCGATGGAGTTGATCAGTTCGTAGTTCATGGTGGATTGCCTCCCCCGAACCGCTGGCGAATGAACGCCCAGAGGTCAGCGGCTTTTATGGCGCGGGTGATCGCAGCAATCAGCGATCCGCCGAAGGTGCCAAGCAGGAAGCCGATACCGGCAACGCTGCGAGGCTCGACGACGCCGAGGTAGGTGCTGACCAGACCCGTCAAGTAATGGGCGCAGGCAGCACCCGAGAAAATGAAGATCACCCAGGCCTTTCGGTCCACCAGGTCGTCCCGGTGCCACCAACTCGCAGCGATTGCCCCGAGCAGTCCAGCTGTGAACCATGTATCCAACCTGTCGAGCAGGCGGTAGAGAAGCTCCATGCGCTCGACTCCGTTGGCATGACGTGAATTGAATCAGCTCCAACAGCACTCCCAGCTCAGAGCGATGGGTGCGGTGGAGCCGAAAACGAAAAAGCCCCGGCAAATGCTGAGGCTCGAAAAATTTGGTGCTGACAAAGCTAAACCTTATTCCAAACAGCAAATTATGTATTGTCAGACAATTATTTGAATCTTTCCCATCACCAAATATCACTTATCTCATGAGCCAGAAAAAGGAGCAGTACTCGTGAGCAGTATTGATATTTACGTGATTGAGTACAGACTCTATGGAGAGCCGAGGTCTTTCATCATCCGCACAAAGCTGATGAACAATGCTGAGGCTTGGCAATGGGCGAGTTGTGACACTGGTATTGCCCCCATTCCTAAGCCAGGCCGTCCGCCACTGAAGCGCTTCTCTAAGCCAATGGCGGAGCGTTTCGGTATCACCGACGTGAGATGGCGCGAGTCAGTGCCAGTCACGTGGGAGGAGGTATAAGTAAATGGCAAACAGCACCTCAGCGGCATCAGACGAACACTTCTGGGATGACCAGTTAGCTAAAAATACCGAGCTATTCCGCCAGGCCGATTTGCTCGACGAGGCCGCATACAAGATCATCGAAGAAGACCGAGGTGACGCCTACACTTGGGAGCGATTTTCCGAAGCCAAGGCGCGGGCCGATAACAGTCGAACCGTCGCCTATCAAGACTGGAAGCGAATCAAGCGAGCGATGCAGAAGTAGGAGCGCCCGTCTTTCCGAGCTGTCCGCCGAAGACCTTCTCTGCGTCGACGCCCCTTTGCATCGATCTCGCAGTCCAGTCTCGCGCCACTCTGGAGCATGTTCGGCCAGGGTGCGCGGGCTGCCGGTGTTTTCTCGTGTCACTGCACTTGCCGGCTTATCAGTGTCCAGGCCTTCCGTGAGGCCGCCCTGGCTGCGGTGAATGAGTCGGCTACAGCGGCACTCCCAGCTCGGAGCATTGGGTGTGGCTGAGCCGAAAACGAAAAAGCCCCGCACGAGGCGAGGCTTTTTTAATCGATCTGCGATGTCAGTTCGTGAACAATTCCGGATCGAAGTGCCTGTAGATATTTTCCGTCAGTGCATTCCAAAGCGGGTCAAAGCTACCGGATTCAGCGTCGCCCAGAAGGATGTGAACAGGCTGCTCTATTCCCTCAACATGAAATAAGTATTCGTTTGCATCTTCTTTGGCGGATATCCGGAAAATAACCGACTCGCTTGACTGCAGCGGCGTTTCGGGATTCAGAGTTACCCTAAGCGCAAAATGAAGCATGCAGTCGTTCTGATCCTCAAGCAACTGAGCCCTAATGGGAGTGAACTCCGAGCCGCTTAGAGTCCCGAGCTCCACATACGAATGCGTAGAACCGTCTGGACTTTTCCAGCCCGGCAGAGGCAATCCCAAAAAAAGCCTGTAGCTGTTGGGCAGCTTCGAAACTATCTCGGCAAGATTCTCCCAGTACCGATTTTTCTCTGTGTTGAATTCCGTGAGTCGCTCGAGCAATAGCTCATACATCGTGGCCATTTTCACCTCCCTTTGTGGTGGGCAAAAGATGTCACAACTGCCAACGCAGCGATAGCTCATGTCACTCTCTAAAAGCAAAAACCCGGCACAGTGGCCGGGTTTCTTTGTGTCAATCCCTTACGCGCAAGATCGACAGGATGGGGGAATATTCTCTCATTCTCTCACCCTTTGCAATGGCTATTTGCTACGCCGCGCAACTTTCGATCAGACCCTCTGAATCCAGCAGTTCTTGAGCGACTGTTAGCGCCTCGTTCACCTGGTCATCGAGCGCCTTGCGAATGTTCGAGCGCCACCGGTACCGGGTCGATTCGGGTTTTCCATCATTGTCCCAGTTGGTGATGTCATACCACGCTGCCGGGAGCACCGCCGCGGAACGCTTGCCCTCCACGCCTGCCACCTGCGGGATTGCCCAGGTCAGCACTGCGCACTCACGGAAGCGTTTAGGCGCTGGCGATTGTGCCGTCTTGATCAGCTCAAGGATTGCCCCATGCTTGCGTTCGTCGTGGGTCGAGTACTTCGCGACCAAGGCCCGCCAGTGAGCCGGAGAAAGAGTTTTATGCAGCCGGCCAAACACCCAACAGTCAGTGAGGAATGCCGCCTCCTTGCCGACGATCTCCCCCTTCTGCTTTGCGCACTGCACCTTTGGCTCGAAATCGCAGCCGCCGGCGGAATTGATGGTTTCGGCGGCGAGCGCCCGGACTACTGCGGATACCACGTTGCGATAGGTCATGCTGCTCTCCCCTTCAGCTCTTTTGTTTTTGCCCGGTAGTCGGCGGTCATCGCCTTCAGTTCTTCGGTGGTGTACTTCTTCGCTTCATGAGGGCCTTCCAGCCAATCGACGGCCTCGGCTCCGATCCGCTTCACCAGTGCTATCCGGTAATTCACGATGTTCCCGGAGAGCTGGGTGTTACACGGCGAGCACTGGCGGTGGCAGTTCAGCGGCTCGAAGCGCAGCGCAGGGTTGCTGCCGACGGTGCGGTAATGCCCTGCGTCGTATTTGCCTTGGTGGTGGCGGCCGCAACTGATGCAAGGCAGCTCGGCATCGCGCTCACGCACCCAGGCGTTGAAAGCGATCTGTGTGTCCTTGAGGTGATCCGCCCGACTCTTCAGCTTCTCCTTGCGGACCTTGATCTCTTTGCGCTCGATATCGGCAAGTGCCTTGCGTGCACGCACCTGATTCGCCGGTGCATGAGCGATGGCGCAAGCAATCTCGCCGCACACAGCCTGGAAGTCGCGAGCCGGGGTGAACATGACCGCGCATACCTTGCAGCGCTTGCTGCGTCGTTCGCGCGCCTGGATTCCACCCGACTTAAGCGGCGTGGCGCGCTTCAATTCTGTCCGCTTCATGCGTAACTCCCCAACTGATCACCCGCAGAAAGCGCGTCAGCTTCATTCTCAAAGTGTGCGGACAGAACCAACCGCCAGCAGGCGTTGAAGACATCGCGATAAAGGGGCTCGAAAGAGGTGTCGTCCATGTTTGCCCAACTGATCGACTTGGCCTCTTTGCGGATCCCCTCGGGCGTGTGCACTAGGTGGAAATGGCCAGCTTCGATCGTCACCCACTCGCGGAAGGCTTCGCGGCTCTTGTCTACTGCCGGGAAACGCTCGGCACGAGCCGATTCAAGACCTGAGACATATGCCGCGACCGCGTCCGACAATTGGCCCGGCTTGCCGCTCTGTGCTTCGAAGAACTTGGCCAGGCCGTGAATGCCGCGCATCTCCTGGCGCGGAATTAGGCCACCGACCGGCTCCCAGTAGTCCCAAGCAAGATCAAGCATTGAGAAGAACTTTCCGTGGAACTTGCCGTTGCGCATGCGGGTGAACTTGCCGTGGATGATCTGGCCAGTCTTCCACTTCTGAACGGTTTCACGGTCAGCCTCGGTGGCCGGTACCAAGCCTTGTGCCGTGCGGATCAATGCGAGCTCAGCCATGGGATGCCTTCCCCGATTCCAGTTCCTCGGCCTGCTTCAGCAGCAGCGCCCGGCGATCTGCCAACGCATTGGCCGCCTCGACCCTCATTTCGTCCTTCCTTGCGGCGGAGGCCGCTCGCATTTCCATCATGGAAGCCTTTACGCCTTGAAGCCTTTCGCGCACTGCTGGCGTCGGCCGGGTCACTTCGCCGGTGATCAGGCCCGCCAGTGCACGACCGTCTTCAGTGACCGGCACCACGCTCAGGTCTGCCAGATACAACCGACCACGCTCTTGGGGAATGCGCCGCATCTGAACGGCTTTGGTGATCGCAGCAGTGCGCCGGTTCGCGTCAAACCCGACGGACACATGCCAGTTCACAGCTTTGACGTCATCCCGGGCTTGGGCAACAAGACGTTCGTAAGCGCTGATGAACGCCATTCGCGCGCCGACCTTGTCACCTGCATCGAGGACAGGCTTCGCCGCCGCTAATGCGAGCTGGATTTCATCGGTCAGCACCACGGTTTCGAACTCGTCATCCGTGGTCATCGCGATCGCCCAGGCTTCGTCCTTGCCCGGGCGGCCATCTTCGGCTTGAATGCGTTGCAGGACCGCGGCGAGCGTCAGCTTGCCGGTCAGTTCTCGGCGGCATGCCTGAAGTGCCTTGCGGATATCCGTCGGAGCGAACACGGCCAGGTCCTCAGCCATCAACTCAGCAGCCGTGGCGCTGATGGTCTGACCGAGGGTTTCGGCGGTGGCGCAGATTGCGCCGGCGAGTTGTGCGCGATCGTCAGAGGAAAGCATTGCGCGGACCTCCCTCACGGATATTCCGGGCAGCTTCCTGCGCGGCGTTGATGTTGGCTTGGGTGTCTTCCAGTTGCCGAGCGGTGCGGCCGTTAATTTGCGTCTGAGTGACCCACTGCGTGTGGTAGCTCTCAGCGTTAGCCAGCAGCTCGCTGACGCTGTGGCACTTGCGAATCAGTTGGGCATCGCTGATCCCGACGTAGTACGCGGCAACGCTGTGGGCGACATCGATGCCGAGGCGGCCGATCAGCAACCCAACCTGCCCTCCCACCTTGGCGTTCCAGACTGGCCATGCCTTGTACCGCTTGCGGTAGGACATGGCGTAGTTCGCCCAGGTCTTGAACGTTTTGCAGGTCTGGTCTTTGGGGCCTGGCATGTCGGCAGGGATTTCAACCCGTGGCGCTTCGGTGCGATCAACGACCAGCACCAACCCGCCGGATCGGTTCGGCTTGTCCGAGCCATCCTGCAAATCCTGATTACTGGTTACCTGATTGGTACCCTGATTATTGGTACCCTGATTTGTCGGAGATTTTTCCGACCCTAGCCCGGATTTTTTTCCGACCTTGCTCGGAGATTTATCCGAGGCAGATCGGATATTTTTCCGACCATCGATAGCATCAGAGGTCGGATATTTTTCCGACCCATCCAATTTGCGATTCCACTCTTTGGCCTTCTCGGTCAAGCGAACGAGCGTGATGCTCGAAGTACTCGAAAGCTCAATCAAGCCGGCGTCGCGCAGAGCTTTCAGCAAGCGGTAAGCGGTGTCCGGTTTGTCGGTGAGCAGCGGCAGTTCTTCAACGATCTTGCTCTTGCTCAGGGCGAAGTAGATTCCCGTATCCGTCTTGATTGGATTGGCCCAGCTCGGGCTCTCGTAGACGAAGGCAAACAGTAGGGCTTGCTGAGAATTCAGCCCCCACTCCAGCGCCTTCACCTGGTTGATCGTGACGGTGTATTGCATGTCAGCCCTTCCCGACCAGTTTGGTCAGTTCAAGGAAGCGATCCACGTACCAGTGAGGTTGGGTTTCGCGAGGGGATTGAGGATTAGTCAAATTCTTGCCAAAACGAAGGCCCTGATCAGTCACCGACCAAAAGTCGACCATTTCCTGCTTGGAGTTCTTGCGCTGCAGCTGTTTGAGAAAGCCCCTGACGGCCAACGCACGGTTGAATGCCGCCGGCGCGACTCGGATGCCGTTGTCTTTGAGCAAGGCCGTGGCTGACTTGGTGGGCATCGAGGAGCCGCCGGCAGCATCTGGCGCGGCGTCGACGGCGTAGCCTGGGAGAAACTTCGGGTCCAGCCCGTTGTTCTGGGCGATCCTCGTGAGCATGGCCATCTGGCACGATGGCGCAGGCTTCAGCAGGCGCGTGAAGCACTCCATGATGGCGATCTCGCCAACAACCTTGGTGCCATTGAGCAGAACCTGCTCGCGGGCGCCCTGCTGCTGTTCCAGCTCGCGCCAGCGGCGAATCACTTTCATGCGCATTGGTGCGCTGTAGCCGGTGAGCAGGCAATCGGTGTGCTCGCGGTCGAGCATGTATTCAACTTGCTCTCGGTTTTGACCGTCCAGATAGATGTGCTCAAAACTGAGTACATCTAAATTGAGTTCTTTCAGCATCGCTGCGGTGTCGCGCTTCACGTTGGCGTGACGCTTGCCGGTCACGTTGGCTATCTCGCGGGAGGACATTGTGGTCCGCGACACGTTTTCGGAATTAACAAAACGTGTCGCGACATGGTTCGGGGTATTGCTTGATTCGAAGTGTTGGTTCATTCTTGCCTCGCAATGTTGTTGAAGAAGCCGGCCTCGTACGCCGGCTTTTTTATGCCTGGCCGTTTGCTGCCTTTCCCCTAATAGTGGGTAGGCAGTGATCCAAAAACGGCGTGTCGAAACTCAAAATCTTGAAATGCCAATCCATGGCAATCTCCACCCTCAAAACATTCAGCATGCGAAAACTTTTCAGGCTGCTTTTACCGACGCATCCATCACGTCTAGGCTCTGCCGGACATGGTTGATTTCTTGGCGGATCATGGTCTTCTCCAAAGTGCTGACGTGGTCGTCGTCGAGCGCCTCGTGTACCGCAATGGTCAGATCGGCCACTTCCTTGCCTACGTTGATCAAGGACTTGGTCAGTGCTTGTGGTTCAGGGGCGGACTTGGCGACCAGGTCAAAACCAAACTCGTTGGCCAGGGCCAGCAGTGGGCGCATGTCGCCGGTGTGCAGCAAGATCCCGAATAGATGCTCCACGGTCAGGTGGTGCGCATCGTTGTCAGGGTTGGCGCGCTGAAGAAGACCTACATGCGGAACGCCCATTTTTGCCGCCAGTGCTTTTGCCTCGTTATCCAGAACAGCGCTCTGGCAGGCCCGCAGGAAATCTTCCATTCGTAAAACCTCGTTTCTGTTTCCGTGGTGGCGATGCGCCAACAAGGCAATAATTCGCTCATCAACTGATCAGGGATGAACCCATGACCCTTTCTGCTTCCAGTCCCGAACCAGGGGCCAGAGCCAATATTGAAATCCGTTACCTACCTACCTGCTCTGCTTTCTCTGCGGTCCCTAATAAGGGCTGTGAATCACCGCTTGGGCGGGAAGGCAACCACGTTGCTTTCGGGTGGTGCGCTGTCGCAGATCGCTTTCTTGAGTCCTGGCATCGCCAGTCGCAAAAGCTCGGAAGCCAAGGCATCCGTGGTGATTCCGATCTCCGACGCCCATCGCGCCAGTTCTTCTGTTGCGCCCTTCCTGAGTTCAACTACTGCACTGGGCATGAATCCCCCTCTGTGGCCTTCTCAGGCGCGTCTTTTCTCCAGCTCAAACGGCAGCTCTCCGAGCGTTCGCTTGACCTCAAGCGCGGCCTCGATGATTTCTCGGCTAAGCACGCTGTGTTGCAGCTTCATGTCGCGGGCTACGTCCTTCAGTTCCTGAAAGACTTCGTCATCGAGGCGCACCTTCACCTGGTGCTCGTGCCGGTGCGCTTTATCGTCGTAGGCCATAGGTTCACTTCCGATTTCGAGGTGACGGTGCTGGGGTTAGGCGGCGGATTTACGGGCCGACTGCGATCGGAAGCAAAGCTCGCGAGCCGTAATTTGCCCGCTGGTCAACTCTTCTGCTTTGAACGCCTTCTCTGCGTTCATCAGGTGGATACCTGACACCCAGTACGAAACCGCAGCCTGAGATACGCCGAGAGCCAAAGCTGTTTTGGTCTGCCCGCCGAAGAAGTCGACGAGCCGTTCGATGGGAGTCATTTTTGATCCCTCCTGATAAGCCTGCTTATATCCTAAGTAGAAGGACACTTATTTGCAAGCCAATAAGGAAACTTATAAATTCCAGCGGATGAGCACACTTGCCGAACGAATTAAATCCGCACGAATGCACGCCAAACTGACGCAGAAAGCTCTTGCTCTAAAAGCAGGTGTTGAGCAGCCAGTGATTTCGCAGCTGGAGACAGGAAAAAATCTTCAAAGCGCACACTTGCCGAAGATCGCGCACGCTTGTGGCGTGAGCGCGATCTGGCTTTCGGAGAACATTGGTCCAATGATCAGTGTCGCTAAGGGTGACTCTAACGTCGCCGAAACTCGCCAGCAGCTTGAGTCCTTCCGCTATCCGGTTATCAGTTGGGTTGCTGCCGGAGCTTGGGCTGAAGCAGTGGAGCCCTACCCGACCGGCTTTTCCGATCGCTACGAGTTTTCCGAATATGACTCAAAAGGCGCGGCATTCTGGCTTGAGGTCAAAGGCGACTCGATGACCTCCTCCGCCGGCCAGAGCATTACTGAGGGCACATTGATCCTGGTAGACACCGAAGCTGAGGTCCTGCCTGGCAAATTAGTGATCGCCAAATTGCCCGAAAGCAACGAAGCAACGTTCAAGAAGCTCGTCAGCGACGGCGGAAAACTATTCTTGAAGCCGCTCAATCCGGGCTACCCAATCGAACCCTTTGACGATAGCTGCCGGATCGTAGGCGTCGTCGTACGGGCGTTGCAGAAGTTTTAATTAGTAGAGAGTGAGTTTTTGATTGGGTGCGCACTCAAGATAATGGGCGCCGTCCTAAGCCGTTTTAACCAACAGGAAAGGAATCCATGAAAAAACTGCTCATTACGGGGCTCATCGCCCTGGCCGCCTTGGCGATCTACACCCAGATAACAATTTTCGTCGTGCCGCCGATAGGTGCCGTCCCTGAAGGTCGCACAGTGATAATGCTTCGGCTGAACAAGACGAATTTTATCGATAGCGCTGATGCTATATGCGAGCGAATTCAAGGCAGTGTAAGTCTGCTTTGTCGTGGCATGACAATGGCCGGGGTTGTGGAGAATACGAAAATTCTCGCCCGCCTTCCCTATTCAGAGTGGCTTTACCTGATTTCAACAGATGGCAAGACTTACGACAGGTAAACCATCCTTTTTCGTAAGCGGGAATGCATCCCGGAGGGAACCATATGCGCAACCGCTTATTGGCATGCCTGGCATTTTCTTTAGTCTCTACCTCCGTCATCGCCGAACCTACTTTCCTTGAGAGGATCAATGGAGCGTCAGCGGAATGCAGCATCATAGGGTCAGGCCTCAGTACAGAGGCGTTCATTGCTCGCCGCGACTTTGGCGCTAACAGCAAAAAATATAAGGCCTTGGTTGAGAGGAGCTACGCGGAGTCAAAAGCCTGTGTTGACGCCGCGAAGCCCAAGATAAAGCCATACTTGAAGGATGAGATTGTCAAATACCCGCAGCTGAAGCCGGCAATCACCAATGCGTATGCCGCCTGGCTGGGGTACATGGATTGGCTGAGCTCACCCCACGACTGGGGCGATGAAAGTATCGAAAAAACGCAATACGAAGCTTCTATTAATAGGTTGAGAGCTGAAATAGACGCTATGTAGCTCTCCATCTAAGCCCGCTAACCGCGGGCTTTTTTACGCTCCCCGGGACGCGGAGTACAAATGTACTCTTCCAGCATTGCTAAATCTGCCCGCTGCCAATACTGTATATTCATACAGTTAAGGTAAGGAAAACCGCATGCACCCCTCCCCGACTCCTACAACAAAAAACCGGACGTCCTACGAGCTGGCAGGTCGCCGCCTGCAAGCGCTCATCACTGCGCCGAGTATTCAGAAGGTTCAGGCGGTTACGGTTTCAAGACTCGATCACGAAACCGTTGAAGACTGGCAGCGACTCATTGATGAGATCAGCGAAACTGCCGGTGTACTGGTTGAATCTCTAGAGGGTGGCGCCGTCCGTATCGGGTGGCGACAGTACTGCGAAGCGTGAAACAAGCCCGCCATCGAGCGGGCTTTTTATCGCCTATTTGAAAATTTATAAGCTTGCTTATTGACCGCAAAGATAAGCACGCTTATATTTGCTCCATCGCAACCCAGTCCCCACATCGGGACCGGCAGCGAAGGGCTCAACTCCCGCCGCTCTTTAACAGCTCAGGATCCTCGCCATCGACTACCCCGGGTTTCAGCCGGTAAGTGCGAGCTACAAATAGTCGATGCCACGCCAGCTCTGGAACTGGCCGTGCTCACCAGATGTGAGTACGCGAAACCACGCAAGCCGACCTGCGAAGAACACCGGACACGAAATGTGTGACGCAGGTTAGAGATATGAATCCGGCGATGCGCGTGGTGGAGAAACGGAATTTTTCACTGATGCACCTGGTGACGGGTGCATTGGGAAAACAACCGGAGACAGCAGAATGCAAATCAACCAGCAGAAAACGGTGCAGGTCGATGTGACCGAGCTGCACCTGCACATCAAGGTACGAGACGGCTTCGTTGCCGGGCTGAAGGGTGCACAGGGCGAAGAAGTGGGGAGTTACGAAGGCTACGTGCCGGACTTCTTTCCGGGCCAGCATTACGGTGACTACCTGATCCTGAACATCGACCTTGAGTCAGGCCAGATCAAGAACTGGCAGAAGCCAGCCGCCAGCGACATCGAAAAGATGCTCGCTCAACGCGACGACGACTGAACAACCAGCACCACGACAGCCTGTCGTTAACTGCCTTATGCAGCGATGGTTGAGAGCGTGGGTGGTCACGCTGAAAGCTGCCTTGAACCCACCCGATTCTCTCGATGAGAGCGCATCGGGGTGTGATCTGAGGCTAAGTCTCGGGCAGCGGATGTGCCAACCGGTCGCTTACAGGTCTACACCTTCCGCCGAATGCCGGTTGAGCCCCGGCCAGATCACACCCCGATGCGAAAAAAGCTGCGGACTACTTCCGTTCCTTTGCGTCTCGGTAATAGCTATCGCATATGACTTCAAGTAAATCTTGGGTGGCCTCGGTCCGCATGCGCAGAACAGTATTCTCAAGTTCTGCTTTGTATTTTGGCTGCGAGGAGAGTTCCCTAATGTCGTTTGCTAATTGAGTCGACATACGTGGATGTAGCGATATGTATTGCTCTAAAGAAAGCTCCTTTTCTGGATGCTTCTGTCCGCAGACTTGGTAGAGAGCTGCACCTCCGACGGCCATTTCATGATCGCTGGCAGCTTGTGCGGTCAAAGCAAAAGTGCAGCCAATAAGTGCGGCGAACACGCCTGTACGCGGTCTTTCCAGCGGCATTTCCTACTCCAGCTTCTCATGTTTGGCATCAATGCCGACGCAAACCTATCGGCTGAGGCCCATCATTTCTTTAGCTCCACCCCGCTGCCGACACCACCCGCATGCACTCCCCTCCGCGCCCAACGGCAACCAGCGGAACGGATGAGTGCAGCCGAGTTTTGTTGGATCACCACCGCCACTCTGGAGGCGACCATGTCAGCTCTACGCAAGCTCATCCCGGAAGACGACTTTCTCGACACGGAGGCTGGTCAGGAATGGCTAGACGAGTCTGTCGATGACCTGCTGAGTCGACGCGATATCGAAGCGCCAAACCCCGTGGGGCGCAACAAGGTGCTGGTCAATGCAGACCAGCTGCCAGAAGCGCTCGCCGATCATATGGCCGCGCAACCTGATTCAGACCACTGCGTCGAAAAAATCCTGATAGAGCTGGTTGGCCGTGAAGACGACAGCCTGCTGCATCGCTGGGCGGTCCGCGCAGTTGGCGGTGATCCACTGACAATTCGCGCTATGGCGGTCGAACTGATCGCGGTGCATGCCAACGAGTACCGAGACGCAAAGCGTGAGAGCGATAAGGTCGAGCAGGAATGCGGATTTTGAGCCCTCACATCCTGATCGATGAGGCGCTCGAAAGCCTTGAGCATCCGGACAGCTCTCCCGGCAACAGCATCCTGGTGCAACAGATCATCACCAACCTGATGACCGATCACCTGATCACCCTTGAAGAGTTCAGCCACTACTGCAAGCGCCTGCTCAAACATTGCCAGCAGCGCAAGGAGTTGCGATGAGTACTGCACCGGTCAAAACGCTGATCGATGAGCAGCTCGATGAAATCGAATCGAAGCTGATCCTGCTCGGCTTCGGCCTTCCCTTCAATGAGGTAATCGGCAAACCCCGCGAATCCTTGGTTGCCAGCCTGCCGCAACGCTTGGCTGCAACTATGAAGGGCGGCCGGATTGCTGTGAGGGTTCGCTCATGAAAAGTGTATTTCTCTGTTCCCCAACCAACAGCACGATGTTCACGAGCTGCTGCGAAGTGGCGATCTGTGATGATCAGTCGCTGTGCCCCCGGTGCCGAGAGGAGGTGTACCCCGGCCAAGAAGCGACAAATCATCAGCGCCACGTAAAACGCTGGGATATGGCCTACGGCCCAACTCGCCGTCGGCTTGCAGCTCAGAAAGCAACATCATGACAGCCCGCCAGCGCACACGCCGTCAGCTGCTCTGGCGCGGCTCGTTCCCCGCTCTCACCGTTTACGCCTTCCTGATACTGCTCAGCGCTATCGCTGACCGCGTCACTCAATAGCCCACAACTTTAAACGCTGCGTGCATCGCGGCAAGGATTCCCCGTGTCCGCCACTACTGAATTGGCCGTCGTGCCGCCGCAAGAAACCGCCCTCGCCGTCTACAGCAAGGAAAAAGGCCTTGAGCCTTGGTTGCAGCAGATCCGCACCAAGATTGACGGCTTCACACCGGACATCAGCACCCGCAAGGGTCGTGAGGCGATCGCCTCAATGGCCTACGCGGTCGCCCGCTCAAAGACGGCGCTGGATGATGTCGGCAAAAAGCTGGTGGCAGATCTTAAGGAAGTGCCGAAGAAGATCGACGCCGAGCGCAAGCGCGTTCGGGACACTTTAGAGGCCTGGCAGGAAGAAGTTCGCCGGCCTCTTAACGAGTGGCAGGCTGCCGAGGATGCGCGGGTCGACAAGCACAACTCTGCGATTGAGAAAATCAGGCTGACAGCCATCGACCTGGACGGAATCACCGCCGAAGACCTGGCCGATCGGGTAGCACAGCTTGAGGTAATCGCCTTGGGCGATGACTGGGAAGAGTTCGAGGCTGAGGCGGCCCGAGCCAAGGACAAAGCCCTGGTCATCCTGCGTGCCGCCCTCACCGCCCGCCGGCAATACGAAGCTGATCAGGCAGAGCTGGCCCGCCGCCGCGCTGAAGATGAGCTGCGCGAACAGCAAGAGCGTGAGGCTCGTATCGCACGGGAAGCCGAAGAACGAGCCCTGCGTGAAGCCGAGCAGCGTGCCCAGGCAGAACGTGATGCCGCTGCTCGCCGCGAACAAGAGCTGATCGATAGCGCAGCCAACGCCAAGCGCGCAGCTGAAAAGGCTGCTGCAGATGCAGAGACAGCAGCGGAACTCCAGCGTCGGCAGCTCAAGCTTCAGGCCGAACAGGCACAACTGGCTGCCGAACAGGCCGAGGCCAACCGTCTGGCGGCGGAACAGCGCGCCGAGCAGGCTCGCGTTGCTGCCGAACAGCGTGCAATCCAGGCCGCCGAAGACGCCCGCCTCGCCGAGATCAAGCGCCAAAACGATGCCGCTGACGAGATCATTCGCCAGGCCGCTTTGCGCGAAGTTGATATCGAGCACAAGAAGGCCGTCAACCGGAAAGCACTTGAAGCGTTCGTAGCCGACGGCATGACCGAGGAATGCGCGAAGCAGGCAATCACCCTTATCGCGCAACGCAAAATCCCCGCCATTTCAATCCAGTACTGAGGTCGCCATGAGCAATCTTGCAGTGACAGACAAGGTCGAGCGCTTGCCGGCCATGCAAACCGAATCCGCCACGATCATGGCGATCATCCAGCAGGTGGCCACCAACCCCGCCGCCGATATCGACAAGATGGAACGGCTGATGGTGATGCACCAGCAGCATCAGGACAGACTGGCGAAACAAGCATTTGACGCTGCAATGGCCGAGATGCAGAAGAAGCTTCCGGTGATTCGCGAGCGTGGCGCTATTCGCGACAAGTTCAAGAACGTGCAATCCACCTATGCCCTCTGGGAAGACATCAACGAGGAACTGAAACCTGTTCTTGCAAAGCACGGGTTTGCTCTCTCGTTCCGTATCCCTCGCGGCGCCAGCGGGGTCGAAGTCGAGGGCGTACTGAGCCACAAAGAAGGCCATCGTGAAACCACGTCAATACTGCTTCCCGCTGACACCACCGGCAGCAAAAACGCCGTCCAAGCGGTCGCGAGTTCAGTCAGTTACGGCAAGCGTTACACCGCAGGCGCCCTGCTCAACTTCACCACCACCGGTGAAGACGACGACGGTCAAGGCGCCAACAAGAAACCCGAACCGCCGGCAGAACCAGTTATCACCGCAGGCCAAGCCGCCCAGCTCGACGCACTGCTGAAGAAATGCAGCCAGGTGCTGCAGGACAACTTCGCTACCAAATACGGCTGCGCAGCCAACGTCTTCAAATCCGAGTTCGATGCTGTTTCAGCACGAATCTCCAAAGCGGCCAGCCGGCCTCAGGAGTAAGTCATGCAAATAATCACCGAGATTCAACAAGGCACACCTGAGTGGCTGGCGCTTCGCCTGGGCATTGTCACCTGCTCCGAGCTCGACAGTTTGCTGGTCAACGGCAAGGGCGAAGCAGGGTTCGGCGCAGGTGCCTTTACCTACATGAACACCTTGATTGGTGAGCGCATCACCGGTGAGGCGGCAGACCCGTTCACCGGCAACCGCCACACCGAGCGCGGCCATGAACTCGAAGGCGTAGCACGGAACCTGTACGAGGACCGTGAAGAGGTGAAAACCACTCAGGTCGGAATCATCCTGAACCACGGGATCGGCTATTCGCCTGACTCGCTCGTTGCCGAAGATGGCCTTACCGAAATAAAAACGAAACTGCCGAAGCTGCAAGTAGAAGTGATCCTCGGTGGTGAAGTCCCCAAAGAGCATGTCGCGCAGTGCCAGGGCGGACTTTGGGTTTCGGAGCGCGAATGGATCGACTTTGTCTGTTACTGGCCGGGGATGCCGCTGTTCATCAAGCGCGCTTATCGGGACGAGGTGATGATTCGCAAGCTGAGCGAGCGAGTCAAAACTTTCTACGAGATCCTCGACGAGCGCATGAACAAGGTGCTGGGGATCGCGGCATGATCAGCAACCACCTCAACCTCATCGAACAGCAGCGACAAGGTGCTGAATCAATCAACGATCGGATCGCTCAATACCTAGCCGCTGGCGGGCAGATCGCCCAACTGAAAAGCCCGCCGCGCAATCCCCTGCCACCTGCCCGCTCGGACAAAATAGACCCCGGCACAGTGCTCAAGCGAAAACCCAAAGGGTCGAATTGGGCCGAGCGTCAGGCGCTTCGCAAAATGGCGGATTCACTATGAGCAAGCGCAAACCGCACAACCTCAAGGCCCGCATCGACCGATCGTGTCGTTCGCTGCTGGCCGCCAACCACGTCGCCGTGGTGAACATCGACCCCAGCGGTCATCAGGGCATGATCAATTACAAGTCGCTGAAGAACATCGCGCCCGGGAAGATTGGCCAGGCGGTATGTGGCATCGCCCACCGCTGGACGATCTACCTCAGCGCTCTCTGTATTGATGCCCGCGGCGATCGCTACAGCAAGTCGATTGAGGTGGCGCCGGATGGCGTCTACCTCTCCGACCATCTGGAAGAGGTGATCGAGCATTGCTACAAGAAGCTGCGTGATTCGGCCAATCAAAGCCAGATGGTGGCTTCTGGTTGGATTGCTATTCCTGAATCGCTATCGCTCGAAGAGGCTCATGCGGCGCGGATTTTTGAAGCGGTCGGGGCTTGGAATCAGCTCAAGGTAGCAGCGTGAGACGCTTCCGCGTTCAGCAGCGCAAACGACAAACCTGGCTGGCGATGCCGGCCAGTGGCATAGAAGAGGTTGGCCATGGCCGAGGAACAGCAGGAGCCGACGGCGGAAGCCAAAAAGCAGCGCAAGAAGCGCGAGAAGGCAGCAGCGAAGGACGCTGCATTGGGCGTCGAGAGGTTTACGGTTGAAGTCGCCGGGGTGTTCAAGCCTGACGTGAAGAAGGTCATGAAGGCTCACGGCATCAACAGCCAGCAGGAGGTTCACCAGTTGTTGCTGATGAACCTGATCGCGGCCGACTTCGAAACCCAGGCTAAGATGCTGCGCTGTATCACGACACCTTTTGTTGTTAGCGAAAAGGTGTCGCGACTCATCGAAGCGGCCGGCATGAAGTCGCTCGCTGACGACCCGCCCGAACCTGAAGACGAAATTGTCGATCCGATCAATCCTTCAATGTGACGTGACCGCTCCCTGCCCTAGCAATATCAATCAGCTGATTATGCATCAGAAGGCCCAGATCATTGATTGTCAGGTGAGATCCACCACGCTTGGCGCAAACCGCCAAATCAACAAGCTGATTTGGCATTTTGCCACGCGCTGAAACTTCAAGTGCTGCGCCATTGGAAAGCAATTCTTCCAGCTGACGCTGAGGCATTTCGGCAATAGTCATTTTCTCTCCTTGATCCGGCCCCTTGCCGGGACGAACACAAATACTCCACTTCAACGAACCAAGCCAGTTATGTGACGCACTTGTCACGTACTCCAATGCTAGCAATCCCCCCCTTGTCGCATCCGGTCACGGAGGGCGGCGCCTGACTGGAGATAACCCAATGCAAATTCAACGCGAAGGTCGCGTCACCTTTGGCGAGGCCCGCCTGGCCGTCTGGGAAGAAGGCATTCCACGCGAATGGGACGCCAAGGTCATCTGGGAACGCAAGTTCAAGCGCGAGGTGTTCAGGCGCATCATCCAGACGCTCAATCGGATTGGCTGGATTGTCAGCGAGCAAACTCACATTTTCACGGACAACAATGCTCGCCATTGCGTAAAGGGTGACTTGCAGGCTGATCTCAAAATCTGCGGACGAAGCATTGAACTGGAGTTTTTTCAGAGCGTGAATACGCCGGATCGCGCAGACCATGGCGGCCGATACCAGAGCGACAAAGAAAAGCACATGCCATACCTGGTGCGCCTGGAGATGGAGCGCACCCGTAGGCGTATTCGCGACTACCTGTGCAATGTGTTCACGGGTTATGTGTTCGAGGCGCCCGGCCGGGAATGCGGCCTCGGCGGCATGACCAGTGTTGAATGGATCAATGCTGACTACGTGAGCAAACGCCGCTTTGGTCCACCGGCTATTCCGCCAGCGAATTACAACTCAGGGTCGGGCGACAAGAAAACAATCGTGCACGGCACCAAGGTATGGACCACTGACCGCAAAGGGCGCTGGTTCCAAGGTACCGCTTTCGTCAACATCAACAACATGTGGTGGGTTGCCTACGGAAAGTACGGATACACCAACAAGGCCTGCTTTGAAATATTTGTCGATCGTCCAGAAAACGCTCGTACAAAGAGCAATGAGCGCCGGCGGCGTCAGCGCCTGGAAGATCTGCTGTCAAAAGCCGTAGCCGGCATGAACTACCAACGCGCCGAGACGTTGCGCAAAGTGCTTTTTCCCAAGCCCGAGCCGCTGTACATGATCTTAAACGTGAAGGACGGGCTGTATTTCCGCCCGAACTACAGCGGCTACACCAAGGATACGGTCAGAGCGGGCAAGTACACCCGCGCAGAGCTGAAGCCATACCTGGGTGAAGCAGACGAGAAGGACGATCTAAAAGCTGTGCCTATTTCGCAGACCGCCTGATCCGCCCTCACCTATTGCGCTCGGCCGTATCCTTTTCGTCAACTTTAAATTTGAAGCGAGGAATTTTTATTTTGTACTCAGTCTTGCAAAATTCCGCCTGATAAAGGGCGACATGCTTTCCAATCTCCCCGCTTACTTTTTTCAAAAGCTTATCAAATAAAGCGCCGTCTCTATTTTTCGCTCCCAAAATCAATCCATTTAACAGGCAAGGGCGGAAGGGAAATATACCTGCACCACCGTCACTTTTTATTACCCGACTCTCTTCCTCGTACTCCCACTGCTTCGCCTTGGTTAAGAAAAGAATATTTAAAATTCTTTCGTGATCAGACTTTGAACCATCATTCCTAAATACTGGCCGCTCGGATTTATACTCAACATCTAGTGCTATCAAGTCTTCATGATCAAAATTCAGCTTCCCATCCGACCAAGCGTTGATCGGTATCTTGAACTCTACTACCGCACCTTTGTGAAAATCTGCGTAATGAGACCACATTAGAATGCTGTTGGGGATTTTTGATAATGAAAGGACGGAAGCATCTTTCAACAAATCATTCAGCAGATTGCCTCCTCCAGAGCGGGCCTCAAGTCGCTTGCGGATCTTGCCTAACTCCTGAATTTTATCAACACCCTTCAGAAGGTTTAACCCTAGCCGATCATATAAAACAGGATTAGTAGTCTTAATTGGAGATAGTTTTGTACGTGGCGTGGAAGGAAAACAATCAAAAGGATCATTAAAATCTGACGGATGTGTAAATTTTACAGTGCGATCCGCTAGAAGCTTGAGAAGACCTTCGCCATTTGGAAGATATTTATAGCGATACATGTACTTAACCAAGCGACCCTCTCCATTACACCCGTCCATACTGATCCGCATTTCAGTGCGGAACATATAAATACCCCACTTCAACGAATCACGCCAGACGGCGAGGATCCCCTATGGAAATCACTTACGGCTCGGTCTGCTCAGGCATCGAGGCGGCAACGCTTGCATGGAAGCCTCTCGGGATGCGCGCCACCTGGTTCGCCGAGATCGAAGCGTTCCCCAGCGCAGTACTCGCCCACCACTACCCGAACACGCCGAACCTCGGCGACATGACCAAGCTCGGGGCCCTGGTCCTGGCTGGCAAGATAGAAGCACCGGACGTGCTGGTCGGCGGTACACCCTGCCAAGCCTTCAGCGTTGCCGGCATGCGCCAGGGACTGCTCGACCCGCGCGGCGCCCTCACCATCAAATACGTGGAGCTCGCAGATGCAACTGACTATGTTCGCGCCGGCAACAGAAAGTCTCCCTGTGTCATCGTCTGGGAAAACGTCCCCGGTGTCCTCAGTGACAAAGGGAACGCCTTCGGATGCTTTCTTGGCGCGCTTGCTGGGGAAGACTGCGAACTGCAGCCTTCAGGGAAAAGGTGGCCGGACGCTGGTTGTGTGTATGGACCCAAAAGAACAATCGCGTGGCGGGTCCTGGACGCCCAATATTTCGGCCTGGCCCAACGACGCCGCCGTGTGTTCGTTGTCGCAAGTGCTCGAGACGGATTCGATCCCACCGAGGTACTTTTTGAGCGAGAAGGCGTGCGCCGGGATACTGCGCCGCGCCGAGGCCAGGGGCAAGACGTTACCGGAACAGCTCCTTTCGGCCCTGCGCTCCAGTGCGGATGTGGAGAAGTCTTCGGCGAAGAACTCGGACCGTACGGCTGCGTGAACTGCGAGGGAGATGAAGGCCCGGCGGTATCGATGTTCGGCGGGATCCCGGCCTTTGGTGGCCACAGCTTGGAAGGATCGGTCGAGCGCTCGGCGACGTTGACCGCAAAGGACAGCCGGCTCGACATGGAAAGCGAGACGTTTTTTGTTCAGCCGGACGTGATCGGCGCACTTACCAGCCACGCCTACAGCGGCGGCGCTGGTGGTCGACCTGATGGCGCAGCGGCTGGACACTTCCTTGCGGTGGCGCCATCGCTTCGCGCTCAGTCACAGAGCAGTCATCGCGCTGACTCAGAAGCCTTCGTCGTGGCCGGCACACTCAACGCGAACGGCAAAGCGGCCGGCAGCGCCACTCAACAGGATGCAGAGTCAGGCCTGTTGGTGGTGCACGGTACGCAAGACCCAGGCGTTAGCAGCACTACCGCATTCGCGCTTGGGCGAAACAACGGGCAGGAAAACGCAGTGCTTGCCTTCTCCTGCAAGGATCATGGGGCAGACGCTGGCGAGATTGCGCCAACCCTTCGCGCCATGAACCACTCCGGAAGCCACGCCAATGCCGGCGGCCAGGTCGCCGTGTGCATCACTGGCGACATCACCCACACACTGAAGGCCGACGGCTTCGACGGCAGCGAGGACGGCACGGGGCGCGGCCAGCCGATTGTGGCCTGCAGAGAAATTGCCCAGACCCTGACCAGCAATTACGGAAAGCAGGTGGACAACACAGGCTCCGCCCTGGGACCCAACGTAGTTTCTTCGACCAGTTCGGTACGCCGCCTTATCCCCCGCGAGTGCGAGCGCCTCCAAGGCCAGCCCGACGACTACACGCTCATCCCTTGGCGCGGCAAGCCCGCCAGCGAATGTCCGGACGGGCCGCGCTATAAGGCGATCGGGAACAGCAAGGCGGTCAGTGTCGTTCGTTGGATCGGGCGGCGAATCCTCAGGCAGATAGGCGAGCTAGTTTGATCAATCCCACAGATTGGTATCCCCCTGGATGAGGGGCTGAGCTACTCCATTTGTACGCTGGAGGTCCAGCCAATCCCTGCTTCTTGGCACGTTGAACACACGAACATGCAATTGCATCAAGTGCAACGCCGTACCGGATATTTTGTACCAGCCGCAATCTGAACAGCTAACCAATCGTCCTCCTTGAGTTTCTGGAACATCGGTAGCTGGCTGTTCACAGATAAAACACCGCATGACTCACCTCCATTTGTGTGTTGCTCAACTGTAGCTGATCCCTCACCGCTCTCCACCGTTTGGGCATTCTCAACACGGGTGGGCAGTGGAACGTGAGGCTGTGACCAATCCTCTCACGCAAACCACACCTCCCACGGAAAAGCGCTGAGCCAATCAATCACGTAGTGAATCTGTTTCACCATCTGTTCTATCAGCATCTGGAAAAGTAACTCCTCAACGAATCGAATTATCACAACAGAGCACCTCGCTAAGCGCACCGGCAAATCACCGGCATACGTAAAGCCTATCTCCGATCGCTTAAGCGAGAGGCGAGATACGTAATTAGTGACGTGATTTACGTAATTAGTTGGTAGTTGCGAATTCTCAGTCTTTCCCGCCACTCCACAGCCCGGGCATGACCCGGCAATAGGACGCCCCATGCCCACAGAAAACAAAATCGCTGAGCCGCTGAAGGTTGAGCGCTCGACAGTGACGAAGCTGGTCATCACCGGCGCGGCAAACCTCGATCCAATCAATGTCTTCCTTGAGGACTTGGCCCCCCGCAAGGGCAAGATCACCGTCAGCTGCTGGGACAAGAGCTGGCACGCCTACTGGGGCGGCATGTGGGACGGTCTCACCATCGGCCAGTTCTTCTGCCGCCTCGATGAGCACTACATCGTCGGCTATTTCTCACCGAGCCTAAGCTCGATGAGGTTTTCAAATGATGCGCTGATGACCCTGGCCAAGAAGTCGGTCATTGACCGGCGCAGGATGCGCAAAGGGTATTGGGAGTTTGGCGACAGCCTGGATCAGGAAGACGCCCGCGACCTCTTCGACCAGATCGACGACCTTCGCGGTGTTGAGTCGATTTCGGTGGGGCACCAACAGGGCCAACTTTTGACCGACTTGTTCGGCCCTGAGTGGTGGCACCTGGTGGACGATAAAGCCGTCGAGTCGAATCCAGACTGGCATTACCTGTGCCGCATTATCGCCGCGGTGCAACAGGCCCTTGGCCAGGAACAGCAGCAGGTGGCCGCATGAAGCGCATCTACCTCAGCGGGCCGGCGCGGACCTGGCCGACTCCGCTTAAACATCGATCAATCGACCTGCCTGGTGGGAGTCGATTGTTGGAATGATCCCCACTCCCTGTGCTGCAATCCACCTCTGAGTCAGGTCTACATCGAAGCGCCAGTCGTGGGCTTTCATTAGAACAAGCACCTTACCTGTGATGCGATAGTGCCCGCACTGCGGGCAAGCTCTTTCCTCATACTTACTACCAGCATCGACTCTCACCGCGAGGCCGCCACAAATTTCGCAAATCATGAACTACACCTTTCGGCTGTTTTTTAAAAAATGTAGTCGATCTCAGAGAGGCTTCAATGCCAACAGATACCGGCAAGTCGTTTTACTTCAGTGGACCGATGACCGGCCAGTCTCAAGCAGCCGCCTTATACGTCAATCAGACGACCCGCCTGGTGCGAATCGATGGTTGGAATTGTCCCGGAGCCTTGTTGTTGCGCAAGCCATTTCCGGGTCAGCTCCACATTAAAGCGCCATCCGCGGGCATGCATTAGCACAAGCGCCGTACCAGAGATTCGATAGTGCCCGCACTTCGAGCAGTCTCTTTCCTCGTAGTCACCTCCCGGATCTATATCCGTCGCTTGCTCGTCGCAAATCAAACAGGTCATGAACTTCCCCTTTTTGGCTGATCGATCAAATGTAGTCGATCTCAGTGAGGTGCCCTTTGCCCGCAGCAAACCGAAAGTCGATTTACCTCAGCGGACCGCTGACCGGCCTCCCCGGCCTCAACTTCCCCGCCTTCGCCGCAATGACCGCCAACTTGCGCGCCGACGGCCACACCGTCACCAACCCCGCCGAGCTCAACCCTGACGGCGGCTCCTGGAACGACTGCATGCGCCGCGACATCGCCGCCCTGATGAACTGCGACACCGTGGCCACGCTCCCGGGCTGGGAGCATTCAAAGGGCGCCACCCTCGAAGTGCTGATCGCTGAACGCCTCGGCATGACGGTTGTGAATGCCCATGATCTGGTATCGATGGAGATTGCATGATGACTGAAGCACAGAAAACCCCAGCCGCGAGGTGGCGGCAAGAAGGCCAGGCCGATCCACACTGCGAGCACTACAACTGCCGGCGGGCGGCACTGACCCTAGGTGAGCTGACCGATGATGAGCTGGCCAATGGCGTGTTCCTGCATGGGAACGAGCCGCTGAATATCAACGCGCTGCTCCGCAAGACACCCGGCTATCACTCGGCGGTTGTCTGGCTCACGGCCGGCAAGGATCGGATCCGCTGGTTGTCTAGAGCGCTTGAGGAGTCAGTTGCCCGGGAACAAGCTCTGCAGCTGCGCCTGAACGCAGCGGATCAGCGGTTAGATGAATTGGAGTGCGTGCCTCGTCCGAAACTTGAGCTGGCCGGCCATCCAGTGCAGGCATCGGATCAATTTGAATCCCCGTGAGAGCGGAAACCCAAGCGTCGTACGCTTGCTTTTGACGCAACACAGCATCTTCCCATCGGTAGCCCGACACTTCGCGGGAAACCACCAGGGTCATCAGTTGATTGGTTGTTGCATCGAGATCGAGCAGCAGGTGGTGGGCGTTAAATCGAAAATCATCGGTAGAGGGCATGACGTTCCACTTGTAATTGGAAAGTGGTCAAAGAGCGTAGCCCTTCTCCACATGACATCATTGTGACACTGCGCTGCCAATGATTGCGAGCCTCCAGACGATCGGTGCTATGGCAACTGGCTGTTTATCCAGCGCTCAGCGACTTCCATTGCCTCGGCCAATGCGCTTGGATAGTCCGTCCAAGGCCCTTGCAGTTGAGCGACCGCGTTCGCCAAGCCTTGGACCCCGCTCTCTTCCAAAACGTGTGCCGCGACTGGCGAATCGTCATTGGGTCTTTCCCAATCAAACTTCACGACTAACTTGTGTCCGCGATACACATGCGTAATTGGCGTATCCAGGCCGTGTGACATGCCGCTCTCCTGCGTTTGTTGAGTAGAGCGATGTCTTTAACCTTATTTGGCAACCGACACTATCGAGGCGTTCTGCCATCTCTTGCCCATCAAAGTCAGTCGCTACTTCGACGAAGCCGCTCGACGATAACTAGCACCTCCATCAGCGGCCAGCTGCCGAGCTCGACCGACACCCCAAGCCAGGGTCCTAGTCATCGATTCGCCGGGCCGCGATTCGACAGACTCTTCATGCAACGCCAAGCCGTCGGGAGCATAAATCCCAATGAACATTTCAGTCTCCCGGGCACGCGAGAGCCTGACCTGCACGTCAATAAAAGTACCGTCATTGAGAGTTTCATCGTGCGTTCTGGTGTGGAGTTCTGGGTCTGCCCACGCCCAAAAAACATCGCCTCGAAGTCTCATGAGTTATTCCTGCCCATCCTTTGTGGGTGTCGACAGAGTTCAAAACTAGACCCATTCGGCCGAAGTGCAACAGGGCCGAAAGGGAATCGGACAGCTGGTCTGAACAGCTGTACAAATTCAAATTCCCGTACAACTTTCAGCCGCTATAGCGGCAAGGACGAAGTCATGACCAAAGAAAAGCTCGCAGCTGAACTGAACGGCATCCAATACCCGGCACACCGCTCGATCACGAAAGAACAGATTGCAACAGCGAAGGCTGCCGGCCTGGTGATCGTCTTCGGCGCCAGCGATGATCTGATGGAATTCGAAGGTGCCATACGCGATGAGTTTGGTTGCTACGACGGCGGTACTGCGTGGATTGATGCTCAAGGGTTGCTTGATCGCGACCAGATCGAAAACGAGGACGAAGCGGTCGCGGCCTATGTTGCTCGCCGGAAAGACGCCGAATCGATTACGGCCATATGGGACACGGACGGTTTCAGCTGGATTTACGAAACGAATATTCCGCATTCAACCTTCGACGTGTGGGACGGCGAGGACGGCTACTGTCGCGGTATTGTTTTCGCGCTGGCTGATCTGAAATCACAGGTGACGCCATGATCGCCCTCGCCTGGTTCGCCTACGTGTACTGCTACAAGAGGCCGCGGCGATGATTGTAAAAATCGCGTTTGATCCAGCCAATCTGAAAGTTGAGCACGAGGCCTGGCCCGCATTCGATGCGGGGGGCATTACCCTCAAGATCTGGGCGCTCTACAAGAAGCACTTCGTGACCTCCCAGCACTTTCGAGAATCACTGGTGCAAATGGCAGAGCTGTTTGAGCGAATGCTCGACATCGATGACCACGATATTCGGCCTTACATGAACATCGATGAGTTCATGGGCTATCTCGGGGCCTGCGGCATCTACGGAGCAGTGGTCGGGCCGCGCCATAAGGAGATGGCCGAGTGGGTAGTCAGGTATTGGGATTATTTCAACCTCTCCACCCAGCGGGCAGTGACTCTGCAGTTCAAGGTTGTGAAAGAAGTCGATGAGACATTAACCATCTGCGGCTTCGGCCCACCCGCCACCGTGTAACCCCTCTTCCACCTACCAGCCTGCCGGTGTAAGGCAGGCGAAGAATTCCGCATGCTTTAGATTAAATGCGACTACGAGCCAGGCCCGCCAACATGAGGCAAATCCCAGCAATCAGAAAGCTCCCCGCCACGTAACCGAAAGTCGACGCCCTCAGAAAATCGTTCACACCTACACCTAGACCGGTGATTGTAAATGGAATACCTGCGACAAATAGCTGAGATCGAAGCGCCCTCATAATACTGTCTCCAATTTCTATATTTCCTAATTAGAACATAGTCCGCCGGTGTACGGCGGGCGAGGAATTCGTATGCCTGAAATCAAGTGCGAATACGGCCACACCCTGCGAATCGGCACCGACGAATGGGTCAACCAGCTTTCTCTGGACCAGCTTCGTTACGCTCGCCAGCAGATGGCTGAGAAGATCGATAAGGCCGAGCAAGGCCCGCGCCGGACAGTCTGGCTGGTCGATGACGGCGTCAGTATCGCTGGCTTTTATTGCGAAAACGCTTTCGCCGATGCCGCCGATCATCTGCTCTGGATCTACAAAGACGTGTTCGTGAGGGAAGCGAAGGACTTCGGTGGCGGGCCAGGGTCGGTCCACGACTTCAAGCAATCTATCCCACACATCGAGCCGCGACGCGTCACTCAGTTCGAATACGACGTCGAGTGGTTTCCCGCAAAACCTTGACCCCTCCCCACCTTCTGCCGCCACGCGCGGCATGGAGCATCGCTATGGAAACCGAAATCCTTTCAGACGAAGAGCTGGCGGATCTCACCGGCTACAAGGCCCGGGCCTATCAGCGGCGCTGGCTGACGGATCGCCAGTGGGTGTTCGTCGAAAGCCGGGGCAAGCGTCCACTGGTTGGCCGGATGTACGCCCGAATGAAACTGGGCATGATCTCGCCCAACATCGCCGACCCAAGCCCTCCGCCGGTGGCGCCAGCATGGACCCCTGACTTCTCGCGAGTGAACTGATATGCGCCCTCGCAAAACCGAGCATCACCACCTGCCCCCTCGGATGTATCAGCGATCTCGAAAGCGTAAAAACGGCAGTACCTGGACGGCCTACTACTATCGGGACCTGCTCGGTAAAGATATTCCGCTGGGCAAGGACCTCGACAAGGCCAGGATCAAATGGGCTGAACTCGAAGCCAAGGAAAAGCCGCTCGACTTGCGCACCATGAAGGGCATCTTCGACCGATATATCCGCGACGTCGTCTCGAAAAAGGCGCCACGAACTCAAAAGGACAACCTGTCGGAGATCAAGCAGCTCCGGCCGATGTTCGACAGTGCCCCGATCGACTCGATAACCCCGGCAACGATTGCCGGGTATCGGGATGCACGGACAGCCAAGGTCCGGGCAAACCGGGAGATAGCCACCCTTTCCCATGTGTTTAACATCGCCCGGGAGTGGGGGCTGACGACCAAGGAAAATCCGTGCCAGGGCGTGCGTAAAAACAAGGAAACGCCACGGGACTATTACGCGAATGATTTGGTGTGGGATGCGGTTTACAAGAAGGCAGCTCAAGAGCTGAAGGACGCGATGGACCTGGCCTATCTGACCGGGCAGCGACCGGCAGACGTCCTGGTGATGCGAAGGGATGATGCAGAGGGGGGGTATTTGGGAGTGCAGCAGAACAAGACGCACAAGAAACTGCGTATCCAGATGACCACCGACGGCAAAGCAAACAGCCTGGGCCGGCTGATCGCCGAGATAACCGAGCGCAACGCCCGGCACGTCTCAAACTACCTGATCGTGAGCCGGCACGGGAAACGGATGACCGCGACGATGCTGAGAAAGCGCTGGGACATAGCGCGAGAGAAAGCGAAGCTGGCGGCAATGGAAATCGGCGATGAACTGCTGGCGGCGAAGATCGGTGGATTTCAGTTCCGGGACATCCGGCCAAAGGCAGCGTCGGAAATCATCGACGTCGGCGAGGCGAGTTTGCTGCTGGGCCACACCAAAGGCGACATCACCGAGCGGGTTTACCGTCGGGTCGGTGCCATCGCCAAACCATCAAAATAG